ATCAGTTGTAAATCGTTGTTGGTCTACAAATTTATGCCTTTTTGTTCGATTGACAAAAAATATCCATGTTTTTAACTAAATATTAAGTCCTTTTCTACACTAAATTTCTGATTTACAAATATTTTTTGTACCTTTGCATCCAAATATGAAAATAACATACAATAAACTTTTAAGTTAATGATAACTGTAACGTATTGGGCGATAGCGCTACTTAACTCACTGATTTTCAATAGTATAAATATTAAAACTGATACGCTAAAAATGTAAAAAACAGCCCGAAAAGCCCCGTAAATACGCCCAAATATATTATAAAATGCAAACAATATGCAAACAAAAATCAAACAGGCTGATTGGACTGAAGCGTTAGATAACGAAAGGAAATCATGCAATGAAGATTTATGTAAACAAAAGGGATCTAAAGGTGTTCTTTTCTATAACCTTTAAGTACAAGAGATTCTATGTCTACACGGGTTTGCAGACAACTGAAAAGTTTTCCGGGTTGATATTCCCAAAGTCGGACCGAAACGCAAAGGCGAAGACCGCAAGGCTTGCGAATCTCTATGCGGACGTGGAGGATTACATTTTAAACCACAAGGACGAGACGGCAGATGAGCTAAAATGTCATGTAACGGAAATCGTCAAGGGCGCAAAGAAGACGGATCAAGGTTCGTTTGTTGGGTATATACTTAAAGTTGCAGAAACGAAGGGTAAATACAACACGAGAAGAAACTACGAGCGAGTGGCGAGAACGATTGAGGCTTACGAAAAGAACTGTAACTTTAACACTATTGACAAGAAGTGGGTACTTTCTTATATCGACCACGAGAAGAGTAAGGGAAGGTCTGTGAATGGAATATCTACCGACATTCAGATTATGAAGTTCGCCTTCAACAAGGCAATAGACGACGAACTGACAGACAAGTATCCGTTCCGTGGTATCACGCTGAGAAAGGAGCAGACCAAAAAGCGCTGCCTGACCCTTGAACAGCTGCGTGCGATAAGGGATTTCAGGCTGACCGGGAAGAAGGCCATGTACAGAGATTGCTTCATGCTGTGTTTCTACCTCATCGGTATCAACATAAGCGACCTGCTGTTCCTTCCAAAGACGGCTTTAAAGAATGGCCGTATAAGCTACAAGCGCAACAAGACAGGAAAATTGTACGACATCAAGGTTGAGCCTGAGGCGATGGAGATAATAAGCCGGCATAAAAGCAGAAAGAAGGACTATCTTCTCAGTTTCCTGGAGGAGGCTGGAACGACTCTTACAAACACCTTCGCAAACAACATGACAAGACACCTTCGTACAATAGGAGAAAAGGAGCGACACAGCTATTATGTCACAATACACCCTGTCGAGAAGGATATAACAAGCTACTGGAGCAGACACACCTGGGCAACGATCGCAAGCGAGATGGATATTCCAATGGAGGTTATAGGCCGTTCTCTTGGTCATTCGCTTTGGGACAATGCGATAACTTCGACGTACATCAAATATGACACAAGAAAGGTGGATGAGGCCAACAGAAAAGTCATCGACTATCTGAACGGTTAACATAGAAAATCCCCACGTCATTCGTAAAATGGCGTGGGGATGCTGTAATCTACTTGGTTGTCATCATTAACTGAGGAACGTTTCCGTAAACGGGAAGTTGGCCATTCCATTTCTCAATCCACATCTTTTTCAAGATAGCAGGAGTAAGAGAGGCTGTCTTGAGTTCGTTGGCCTCGCGTTCTGCACGTGCCTGTACGAGCATTTTTTCTGCCTCTGCCTTCTTCACAGCTACCTCGTTGAGTGCTCGCTGAGCTTCCTGAATAGCCTTATTCTTCTGATTAACAGCCTCAACAATAGATGTCGGATATTTCAAGCCGGAAGTCAACTGCTCCAGATGAAAATGCTCCTTAGCAAGAGCCTTACTAAGCTGCGTCTCGATGGCGCGTTCAACAAGATCCCTGTTGCTGACAATCTGGTCGGTTGTGTACTTGTTGAGTTGGATACGGAAAGCATCTTTCACATAGTTGAATAAAGTTCCGTTCACAATATCCTTCAGTTCCTTGCGGTACTTCTTGAATACTCTCGGAGCATTACCGTCGACCATCTTCAGTGACACGGTAGGATCTACGGTAAATTCTGAGCCGTCCTTGGCGTTGATGGTGAACGCAGGATAGTCGATAGTCTGAACAAACGTTGGATACTCATAGACCTCCTCTGTGAATGGATTGTACCATACACGGCCGGTAACGAGGCTAACGTCATCAACACCCTTGTCGGAGCCGTAGAGGTTAACAAGAATACCCTCTGAACCTGCATCAACACGTTCGCTGCAAGAAGTTAAACACAATGCTGAGAAAAACAGCGACAACACACACAATAATTTAATCTGTCTTTTCATTTTCGTTATTTTTGAATGTTAAACAATTTGTTGCTACCGAAAACAGAACCCAAAACAAAAGAACTGCTACACTTACAATGTTTGTCGTTGTATCTGCCTTGCTTACGCCTCTAAGTCCGACATCTACAACCATAAGGGTTATTACAACCCACGCCACGAATGCGGCGATTTTCCATTTAATTTTCTTCATTGCGTCTATTTTTTATTTATGTATATAACACCTCTATACCAATAAGAAATATAGGATAGAAGATTAGTGTCTATTACTTTTCTTTATTCCATATTTGTCGCAAATCTCGCAATACGCTCCGTACGCCATTTCGTCTGCCATCTCGTTATAATGGTCGCCGTTATGGCCTTTAACCCAATGGAGACGAACTCCTGACACGTGGCGAGAATGCTTTTGGTAGAGCTCCCATAGGTCTCCGTTTGTGTCCGGCTTGTACGTCTTCTCCAGGGTCAGTATGCTATATTTGCTATCAGTATAAACATCAACAAAGGCGCCGTCAGGGCAGGCATTGACCGCAGAAATTATGGCAAGCAGCTCCATACGATTGTTCGTAGTGTTGAGTTGACCGTGATTCTTGACTCTAACAACCTCTTCATCCTTAATCAGGACATAGGCGGATCCACCTGCCTTTCTGGATGATTTGTTGTCACAGCTACCATCAGTATAGGCGATATAGTGCATGCCGTTATCCGGGAACTCCTCTTCTCCGCTTTTTTCTGATACAGATGCTCGTTTGTATGGTTTGCGACCGAATTTTGGAAGCACGATGCCATTATAGCATATAACCAGTATCTGCCAGCTCTTCGGAGGGTCGCCGTTTTTCTTCCTCCAACCAACTTTTTGGCAGGTTTTCCACAATTCTGATGTAAACTCTCTGTCATTATACCCAAGCTTCAGTGAGCAGAAGTCCTCAAACTCCTCGCGCGTGGGTATAATAATATTATTTTCTTTATCTTTATCCATGATATAATATTTTATTTAAATTTATACTTACATTATTTAAAGAATATGGAACAGGTTGCAGATAGCTGATTGAGAGAATCCCCCTTACCCACAAGAAAAAACTTGTAGGCGTGGGATTCCTCGAATGGCATGGACCCAGTATATTGACCCTTCATTCGACCTCTACACGAACTACACGTGCTTCAGCGTCGCAGCTTTCGGATTGCAGCATCCACCCTTCTCGTGCCTTCTGCGATTAAACCCTGCACTTTTGCCATGAGTCCCACTTGCATTTAAAGTCTTGGTGTGCGTGGTGTATTTAGCCGTCTCTTCCACCTTGACTTCGAGGAATAGGATAAAAGAATTTACCCTATCCTCTACTCAGTCGCTCTCCGAGTATTGGATAGGGTATATCATGGAGTGGCAAAAGCCACTAAGATAAAGCATATTCAATTTATCAGCGAGCGATTTCTGATAAGCACTGCAAAGGTACGCAATAGATTTTTTATCGCCAAATTTGGCACTTTTTGCATTAACAAGGTTTAGACATAGATAAGTTTCGCATTTGATATTTAGGCACATTTACGGGGCTTTTCGGAAAAGTAAGATTTTAACATTTTTAGATTTTTTTCAACGAAAAAACCTCGCTCGACCACTTGTGTCAAGCGAGGTGAAGCAGAAATACGTGAGCTATCTTAGTCTGATATACTGACAGCCTCGTTTACCTCCACGTCCATTATTGAAGCTATTGTCCCTGTGATGATGGCAGTCAACTTATTGTAGCTTATGATAAAGTTATTCTGCTGTCTGTCGCATGGAACTCCTAATTTCTCACACGCCATGTTTGTCTCTTTCATATACTCTCTGTACACCTCGCTCAGTTTGATGAGTGTCTTGGCGAGTCTTGGCTGTTTTACATTCTCAAGCATGTCGTAATTTACGTTATTCTCATTCATAGTTTAATCTCCTTTTACTTTAAGTTTAATAATGTTTGTCTGTTAAGTCCAACGATGGTTAGCAATTCCGTAAATGTTGCGTCATACCAACGTATCTGCGTCTGCTGTTGGAACTTCGGGTCTTGCTGATTCTGACCGTACTTGTCGAAGGCAGGAGTGATAACATACCAGCTATGCACCTTCCCCTGCTTTCCTGGGCGAGTAGCATGCTTTACAACTCCTTTGAGTTCAAGCATACGATTGAAAGCTTGTGCAGAGATGCCAACGTTGTGCGACTTCAATAAGTCTGTGGCAGCGTGGGTGATCGGCTTTTCCGTTCCTGCGTTTACTGCATCAGGCAATTCGGCAGCCAAACCGAACTTGTCGCTAATCCTCTTTGCCCATCCAAGTTTGGATGCCTCATTGATGTTGAGGGTCTTGATAGCCCAATCCGCAAACGTGAGGTTGGCTTGAATCTGCTCCTGCAAAGATGGCTGCTGAACTTGCGCAACTGCATGATGGAACACTCTGCGATAAACCTCAAACACTGGGCGAACCTTACGGGCTACAAAGTACTCCAAACATGCCGAAGTGAGGTAGTAGTCTATTTTGTTGCTACCCCCTTGTTTGTTTTGCTTGCCATTTTGGGCAAGCGGGATAAAGTCCACATTTTCAATAAAGTTTGCCTTCAATGCTCTGACAGCTTTGCTTCTTTCGGAGTAAACCAACTGCCAAACATCATCAAGGTTTACGGAAAATACCTTGTCTTGTTGGTCTAATGCCAACACACCACGGAAGTAACGCTCAATATCTGATGGGTTACTATCCTTTGATAGAATTACATTTGTATTCATATCACAAAGATTTAAACAAAAAAACTGCGCTACGTGCTGTTAAGGCTCTTTGTGAAACCCCGAGGGTAGTTTCCTATCCCTCGACACGGCGCAGTAATCCTTATATAAAATTACTTTATATTCAATAAGATTAGATACAACAATCGCACCCTCATAAGAAGATGCGGCAATCGTACCACAAAGATTTTTAACGTTGCAAAGATACTAAAATTTTCTGTATCCTCGTTATATTTTTGCGATTTTTAATAAAAAAGCCACCCACCGATTAGATGGATGGCTGAATAGACATTACTCGTTGGGCTGGATTGACTTCTCACAACAATGTAGGACTCCTTCGTATTTTTCTCCAGGTGCGCCAATGACCAAACCAGCAGCCATATTAGAGCTAACACCAAGGTCGCTATCCGTTATTTTGTATTTATGAATTACGAAATAACAATTAGCAGTAAGATGTTGTTCTTTGATAAAGTTATCAATCTCAACGGCTGTTTCCTTTACTTTTGACAAATCACAGAATGGATTCTCTTGTAGATTACCCGCAATCCACCCTTCTCGGTTTATCATTTTCCAATACACATCATCATCACCCATTGGTGTCATACCTTTTGCTTTAGCAAGGGAATCCGCATTTTCTTTGAAACCGATTGCGTAAAACGTTCCGAAGTCTGACGCTTCATATTTTTGTCCTTTTGATGTTGCTTGCTTTTCAATCTTGTCTTCGACCCATTTCTTCATTTGTGATTGAGAACTGTTACAAGAAGCAAACGCTATTAACGCTAAAACAAATAATAACTTCTTCATAATTTGTAAAGTTTATAAATATTTTATATTAGTCGTCTGAATCGACTATTCTTCCGTTGCTAATTACGTTACAGAGTGCCGTTGAGAACAGATAATCCGCTCTTGCCTTCTCCTTGTCGCCACCGCAATCTCTAAGGCATTCATTATAGACATCCTTCTCCGATCCGTACAGGTATCCTCCGTCAACATTCTCCAAAGCCTCCTTGATAGAACATTTTCTCTGGTCTTTATCCTCCATGTCAAGCAGAGCCTCGTCGTATTGAGTTTTTCCCTTTTCGTTCTCTATTTTTAGAAGTGTGTACTCCATTCTTGAAGATGTATAGCCGCCAAAGCCATTCTGCCCTCTTCCTATGAACGAAATAGTACACATGGAGTCATTTGAGAATATTACCTTCTCTTTTGATATACTAAAAGACTCTGGGTTCTTAGCGAGTTCTTCTAATGTACTTCGAAGCTGACTCTTCGCCTTGTGCTCCATAGAATTGCAGGAAACAAGTGAAATTCCAGCAATAGTGATTATTGCTATAAACAATATCTTTTTCATAGAAACGACTTAACCGTGATGTCGAGGGCTGAATTAGTTTATAAATCAAATAGAACTCTTGGAAGTCCGTTAAAGATGACGGGCGATTCCTTCCAGTCTATCGTTACCCAGTTATTGAACTCGGCTATTGCATTTTCGCTTACTGGGTAACAACCCTGCCAGTCGCTGAGAAAATAAGCCGTTCCATCTTCGTAGCAGACAAAAGATGTCTTGCAAGATTCGGATGATGCGAAAACGAGATAAGCACCGTCTTCACTGAGCGGAAGTATGTCGTCTATATTGTACTCTACTTTTTCGCCTGAGCAATTATACTCAGCCTGTTCAATGAGTTGTTTTGCCAATTCTTTAGTAATCATATTTCTTCGCTTGACCGTGATGCGATAGGGCTAAATTGGTTAGTCAACGAGCTCAAACCCGTTGATGTTAATATATTCTTCGCTATCTTCGTGTTCTTCGTTCCACTCTTCGATTTCATCTTTCGTGACCGAAGTGCGTCCGATTAACTTTGCTGCATATTTCAATGCCTCGTTCTCTGTTCTAAACTCTTCTCTGTGATATTCTCCATCTACACATGAAGTCAATACAGAGAGACAGTTGAAGTATTTTCCTTCTGCGTCGTTTGTAGCATAGACCTCGCACCCTTCCTCTTCCACTATAAAGTACACTTTCATGCCGTCATAGTGTTTTTCGAGGAGTTTATTGAAGTCCGTTGCTCCCCATGCCTCCTCTGCTTCGATGCTCAGGAGGCCATCTGACAGCTCGATGTCCTGGATGAATCCACGAATGTAGCTGTCACCAATTTCCTCGCCAAGAGCCAGGATGATGTTTCCTTCCCAGTTCTCAGACGCTCCTTCCTCCATTACAGGACGCTCTTTGTTCATAAACGCCTTGCAAAGGTTGTTTAACTCCTGAAGGTCCTTCTGGTTGCCTTCAATACGATAGCTTGTTGATGCCCAATTTGCTATAATTCTTAATTTTTAAAAAGTTAATAATAGTAGGAGTTAAAGCTCCCTGTTTGGCTAATCTGGGTTGTTTTCTTAATCCTCTCCTACCATCACGGGCAAGAGAGAAAGAAACTTTTTGTCTAATTTACCCGTATGGCCGATAGCGCAGCCTCATTTCCGCTTTGTGGAAAATATCTTTGTCAGGGAGTATTTTTCTACTCCCCGGTTTTAGCTAATCGTCATGCTTGCCTCCCTTGATGACCTCGAATACTCGATGCTCTCTGTCTTCGGAAAGTCTATTGCCTTCTTCGTCGCATATATGGCCATCTTCGTTGACCCAATGTTTAGCATTAAGCATATCGTCTACGGATTTAAGGATATAAAGGCACTCTTTCGCTTCCTGTATGACGTTTATTCCATTCTCCTCTGCTTTCTCGAAGTGCTCAATAAAACCGCCATCAAGGTCGCTGACAAAATCATCTGTGTAGTCGCTCATTTCGTCAATGTAGCTCATATTTAGGTCTTTCAGCTCTTTGATCATCTGTTCGTTCGTTCCAATCTCGCCCAACAAAGGCTTTTGAAGAGTTTGTATGAAAAGTTTATGATACTTCTCATTGCACTCCTTGGCCCACTTTTCGAGCGTTTCCTTTTCTACTCCTTCTAACATAATTCTAAATTATTTGTGGTTATTATCTTTGAACTGCTCGATGCCAAGAAGGATTTTAAGGGCAGTAAGCATTGTGAGATACTTACCTCCTGTATCAATACCCCTCTTTTCGAGCTCGTCCATTATTAAACTTCTCGCAATGCCGATCTGTCTTCTCTTTGATTCGATAGCATTCTTTAGATCTCTGTTTTCTTTGATACATCTGTACGCTTCGTCAACATCGCCGAACTCAGAAAAAGCCAAAAGCCTTTTCCTCATTTTGTTTGCTTCTTTAAAGAGATTCCAGCCACGCAAATTGATCAACTTCTCTTTGTATTCTTCTCCGTAATCCATATTTGTAAAGTTTTAGTTAATAGCGAGATGGAGGTTCTACCCTCCTCTCTGTTTAGCATTCATCGCCGACGCTATTGTAATCATCGTCGTAAATACCGAAAACGCGTAAGGTTCTTGTGTCGATATTGGTCTTTCCCACAATGTAACGCTGCGTCATCTCGATATTTGGCTTACCTCCGTTGGCGTGCCCCATCATGATTGCAATCTGCTCGACCGGTACGCCTTTTTTTGACAGGTTTGTCGCGAACGAGCGTCTACCCGTGTGCGAAGACACGAACTTGAACTTTGGTCCAGATTCGTACTTACCGCATTTGAATACCTTGACACGAGTATCGATTCCGCAGTTGCTACATATCTCTCGCAGAACCTTGTTGAAGTAAACGTCAACAACTCCGCCAACAGGCTCGTCTGCTGTTCCACATACAAGGAATGGCCGTAGCTTCTTGTGAAGAGGGACTCTCACCTCCGCTTTTGTTTTCTGCGCAACATATACGATATATTTCCCTGTATCATCAATATTCTCGGGCGTGATGTTGTGGCAATCGCTCAGGCGGGCACCGCATAAACACTCAAGTATGAACATTCGCTTAACGTACCGCTCAACAGATCCATGAGGGATATAGTCGATAAGGCTCTGTATCTCGTTATTGTCAAGATATACAGCCTGAACGGGAACTCGTTTAACCCTAAGTATGGAGTCGAACTTGTTGCTCTGAATGCCCTTCTCGTCGTTCTCCCTTATGACAGCTTTTATTGTAGCGCATATCGTTCTTGAAGAGTTAGGAGCGTATAGTTCCTGTATTTTTTCGGTCAAGTCACGAAGATTGTCGTCGGTAACATCGGACCACAGTGGCTTGTGCCCAACAAGATCGGAAAATGTGCGTACAACATTGATATACTTAGGGTGTTTCCAGATATATGCGCCATAAAAGGTATCATGCCTCCACGAAGAACCGTGATAGTCAGAGAACCACCCCTGTTTTATCGCATACTTGTACTTCTGCTGCTGTTCGTAGGTGAGAAGCCTCTCCCAGTCTCTTGTTTTTAAATGTATCTCTTTCATAATTCTAAAATATTTGGTTAGATTGACAGCAAAGTTATTTATATTTTTCAGTATAAACCAAACCTTTGCCGTTTTTAACGCTAATTTAACCTTTAGAAGCAACCTGTTTCTCGACTGACACGAGTTCTATCGTATCATCATTCCAGTTGTTCCATACCTCCGCATAGTCACATGCCTTATCTTCTGCATCTTTTTCTGATTCTGCAAGAAATATATAAGGCTCATCCATGTCGGCAGTAGCCCCATCTTTATAGAGGAATCTGTACTTTGCTACATAAGTGCTGACGTAGCCGCCAAGTTCGTTATTCAGCCCGGTCGTAATATCAGCGAGGAGCTCAATCGACACACAATCATCAAATGCTCTTACCTTGTGAGACTCTTTGTAACAGCCAGCACCGACACTTATGGTGAAAACCGGAATGTCAGTATCACTACTGCCTACCTCTACAACATCTACATAACTGCTATTGTTGATAACTACAGGCCAGCCAAGCTCTTTCTTCTGTACGTTGTACTCCCTCATGATCTCACGAATGGTGCATGCAAGCTCAATCTTTACAGTTGAACATAACCCGACAATCTCTTTCTTTAACTCTTTTCTATCCATAATTCTTAATGTTTTGGTTTGTAGAAACCGCTACGATATGTAACGGTTTGGTTTGGCTACAACAGCTCTGATACCTCCTCTCTCAATTTCTCGACTCTCTCTGCCCAATACACTAACCCGTGCATGTCCGCACTTCCTGTAGCGTTGTCAAGGCAAAACTGGCACTTAGACTTTGCTTCCATCAATTCCTTGAATTTTTCGATTTTTTCTTCCATAATTTCTATTTTAATTGGTTAATAATAGTAGCGTGAAACAATGATGTTCCACGCCTTGTTTGGCTTTTACACCGGCAGAGACACGATGTATTCCTTTTTCTTCTTTCGTGTTCTGCTCTTGACAGTGAACCCGCAAAAATCCCTCAGCCACCCGGCAGCATTGCCGATGAAAGGCTCGTTGACAATAAGCATCGGACGTAGCGTTCCGTTCTTTTTCATGCACTGATAGTCTATAAAGTCAAACGGATCGTCTGGGTCATCGCATTTCCTCTCCCACACGCTCACGTCGAGATAGTCGATGAAGTCACCTTCTGGAGGGTTGTCCATCTCGATAAATCTTTTCGGAGTGAGGAGAATTGTTTCCTTTGGTTCGTGGGTCATAAAGAAATCCTCCACGACCTCATTGAACTTACTCATGTCCATCTGCTTCTGTACGATACCCTTCTTCTTCATGATATCGGAAGCTTTCAGGATTTTTGTTGCTTTTCTTACTGTTGTCATAATTCACAAATTTTTAAATGGTTAGACAATGGAAGGCTGGAGTTGTATAACTCACAGCCCGGTTTTGGCTTAGTCTGTGAAATGAAACTGGAACTCGACGACACCTCGTGTAACTATGTAAGTGCATACGAGTCCATCGACGAAGTTGAAATTGAACAGGCTTACGTATTCAAACTTCCTCACCTCATCCAAACACTGGACATTGATAGAGTTGACAACCTGAAGAGCCCATGCATCAACCTCCTCTTCTGGACAGTTGTTTGGAATAAGAGTGACGGTAAGGCAGTTGTCGTAAACAGAGGTCAAAGTAGGAAGGCTGTAGATAAAACCAACGGCCTTGTGGTTTTCCTGTACGTATCTGCTGCCATCGAACAACAGGTCAAGAATTCTGTCTTCCAGGACGTTCGTCTGATCAACAGGCGCAGGGCGCAGACTTTTGATAACATCATATCCATCTTTATCTGTATTCATATCTTTATAGTTTTTTGGTTAATAATTGTGGTTTCTGTGCTTGTCGGGCACAGAGAACCGTTTACAGGCTTTTCAGATAGGTACACTCAACGGAACATTCAGGGTTCTTCTCGTCCATAAAAGCATCTCCGTTACTCCATGCCTCATAAGCTTTAGCCTTGGCTTGTTCTACGTTGTCCGCCTCTACTTCCGCCCAACCCTTCGTTGTCTCGCTGATACCTACAAAATACTTACTCATAATTCTAAAAGTTTAATGGTTAATGAATTGCAGTCGGCTGCTGCTTAATGAGCAACCGACCTTTTTGGCTTTAAACTCGCGCATTCTCTGACGTGGTGTCTTGCTTTAGCGTTTTGATCCGGAGAGCTTTATGCTCGCCTTCAGATGCCGGCTGATTCTGCCGGACTCTGAAGGCGATACAAGAAGCTCTTGTAAATCGTAGTGTCAGACCGACGCGCGAAGGTGACAGCCCTTAGGTGTTGTTACTTAGACTCCTTGCAGGCCTTGTTGACCGCCTTTCTGAAAGCGGACTCCTCAGCCCAAACGCACAGCTTTCCGTCGATAGAGATGTTGGATTCTGCGATGAGCTGCTTGAGCACACCAAGCATTCTCCATCCTTCTTCATCTGCGCCATACTTGGCAGCATCGGTATCTATCTTGCGGAGAGATGCCGCTTCGGACTTGCCTGTAAAGCGAGCCTCGCTGAACATAATGAGGTTACGCATTGCGAAGTAAGAACCCGCACCCTTGTAGGCGCTGATGAACGTGTCGGACTGCTTGGTTTCCCATGCGAGGTGCTTGCGAATCTTGTTGAACTTCTTAACGAGGTTGTAGAGTTCTCGTCTGCTCATTGTGTCAAATCCGTCGCGAGCAATTTTGTACAGAGGAACATACACTTTTTTCATCAAGTCTGCAACAAAGATGTCCTTGTTGTTCAGACGAACATAAGGAACACCCTTGCACTTGTGTTTGTACTCCTTGGTGTTGACTCCGTTCTTGTCCTTGCGGAAGATAAGATTATCGTTAACGTACGCCTTAAGTTTCTCAATATAGTCGTCTACCATACCTGAGAATGTGCATTCGTTGAAGAAAATCCCTCGCTTCGAAAGGTTCTCTGTGTCACCGTGCTCCTGCATCTTGGCCTGAGCGTAAAACTCGTTTTCCAGCATACGCCACTGATACTCGTAGCCCTTGCGCTGTAAAAGATCGTTGAAAGACATCTTGCCGGACTTCATGTCACGGAGCATACCGAAAATCTGAGCGGTTACCCAGCGACGGAAAAGCTTCCAGTTGTTCACGTATCCGCCCTCGACAATCTTCTTGCCAACAGCATCAACGGCAACATCGTCAAGATCAACAGGAATAGCCTCGCCTTTCTCGATTCTGACAAGCTTATCAGCACCAAGAGTGTAGTAGTTACTTACATCAACGCCGGCACTCTTCAATGCTTCCATTCGCATCTGCGCCTTGGTCTTCTTGCCAGTAGCTTCTACGCTGTTAGTTACGATGTTCAAGTTCTCACCAGTGATTGTTATAATCTGTTTCATAATTCTAATTTTGTTAATGGTTATTAAAATGTTAATTAAATCTTGTGGATGCGGCTTACGGCCCACCCTTGTTTGGCTCAATCCAGTCTCTGAGAATGATCAGGTCATTGTCGTCTTTAGAACGCCAGAACCACGTTCCCCATGAAGGATTCCATGTGAGGCGTCCAAGAATTATGCAGAACAGGACATACAGCTCCAGTCTGCATCTCGCCACCTCACGTCGCTCTCCGTACATCATATCTTCGTCTGAGAGCTCTTTCTCAGGCAAAGCCTTGAAGTAGTAGTGTCGATGTGATTCAGAACGCTCTGACGGCACAGAATGCTTGTATTCCTGATATAGCTGCTCTATCTTGCTCATTATTTCTTCCTCCGTAGAAGGATATGTGCCAAGCCAGCCATTATACTGCATATCATTCACGATAATCTTACCATTCACTCTACAAGTTCTCTTCTGAAAGTTGACGGTGAACTTTGCACCGTCCCTAACCTCGTTGATAATTAGTTCGTATATCATAATTCTAAAATATTGGTTAATAGCAGTACGCTCAAGGGATTTGTTGTGTTGCTGTATGCGCTAGATGTAAACAGTCGAGTGAATCCTGAGGTCGTCCAAGGTAATTAACTGGACGGACCTCAGGAAGATACGGACTGTTTGTCTAAATCTTTCCTTCTTGCGTACTATTCGGCTCACAATAACCTATTCCGACTCAATTTGATATGCTGCATGACTTTAAGCATTCGATTAGCTACATAACTTCGCAAGAAGTCGCCCTCATGGAGCGTAAGCTCCACCTCTGCGAGTTCTCGACGAAGGGATGTAGGATGAATTGTCAAACCTTGTCGGACACCGCTGCAATGCGAATGACTTATCTCATGTATTATGTTGCATGAATATAGTTTTATGATGATACCCGCGTCATAATGATGCAGGCGCCGCAAAATTGTGCGGCGCCAGTATCAAATTGAATGCGGGTGTGTAAACCTCATACTCTTGATAAGTCGTGATGCAATTCACTTTTGGTTGTTTGTAGGTACACTTAAAGGCTCGTTGCCATAGCTGTATGATTTTGATATAACCCCGTGAGAGAGGAGATCACTTACCTGGGTATAACCCAGTGTCAGTGATCTGCTTTTATCACGTGGTATTAAATCGTACCGCCTCCTTGTGTACCTCGTTTGGCAATAACGTTGTCTTCGACATGGGAATTTTGTACGGAGATGTAATGTTCTGATAAAGGAGTCTTGATGACACGCGTTGACGGCTTGATATTGGCAGGAAACGCGTGATGGATTAAGACTTCGCTTAAACTTATTCCCCAACCGAAGACAACCCTCGTACTCGGGTAATTCCCTGACCGATGGCTCGGCACAATACTTTATGATTCTGATTTGACACAGGATTCGCCAGAATAGATGATCCAGGACGTCGTAAGTAGTATACGACGACGTCCAGGATCAACGACTCTGGTTAGAGAACCTGTTTCGTAAACTTCTGCCATTCATCAGGGAGTGGTGGTGTGCGCCACCTGTGGAAGTCATACGGACTGGCACATTTCTGTACTATTGTGATTAGACACGCCTTGTGTGTCTTCAGTAAGGTCCCTTTGGTCTCAAGTATAACTTGGGCGAAAGTGGCCCTTACGGAAGATGTTGTAGAGGCGTGACATAAATAATCCGTCCTTCTCCCACGTCCGTGTGCTCGGTTAAAGAGTCTGCCGGTCAGAAGATACTGCGCATAGCTATATCAATTCGATAGCATCCTGGTGGAGAGGATTACAGGGCCTTCTTCATTCGGAGACGGGCCCGTAATCTTACGAGACCGGATGGTTAAATTGCTCTTCATTCCGGCAAAACCTTTGCGCTGGGTGCTACATCTACAGAGTATTCACCAATGTGTTGTACGCTGCCCTGCTTGTACGTAAGGCATTCTGAGCACAACCTATCGATAAATATCCCTTGATTTCGCTCTCTGTCTTACCCCTGTTGGCTTTTACATTTCTTCCACGACCTCGGTCTATACAACCTACAGTCTGAGTCTTCACATATCCGAGGCCACCGACTTTGCTCTTGCCCGTCTTGACCGCACGGATGCAGTCCATGACGAAGGTGTTGAGCTTGTTGATGTCCTCTTTCACGTTAATGACCGGAAGAACCTGAGTAGCCCAGGAATAATCGCAGTACCCCTTGTAGAGATACCTGTTTACGGCATTGATGGCTTTCGTCATCGTGGTGTCACGCTTCTTTATCGTCCTCTTCTCAATCTCCTTCTGGAAGGTCTTGATGCGAGTAGACGACAGGGAAATATTGTGACCCTTGATGGAATATCCGAGGAACTTGAACCAATGATTAGCGTCAAGATACTCAACCTTTTTAGGATTAAGAGTCATTTGCATCATCTCCAGTTCGCTCTTCATGATATCCATGGCTTTCTCATAGTCTTCACCGACAAACAGCGTATCGTCGGAATAGCGGACGTAATATCCGTTAAGCTTAGACAGCTTGTCGTCAAGATGATAGAGAATGACGTCAGCCAACCATGCCGCAACAGAGCATCCCTGCTTGAGGGACTGATATTTCTCGCAGAGGTTGTTGTCCTCATCGAAATACAGGTCCGTGTGATAGTAGTCACGAATGACATCTATCAGTGTAGACTTTCCGTACTTCTCCTCTACCTTGTCGAATGCCCAGTCGATGAACCGAATAGGTACGCTGTCGAAGTATTTGGAGAAGTCACCTTTCCATCCGATGATTTTCCCGTCTGCCAAGTATATTATCCGAGACACATCTTGCACCACACGACCGCAGCCGATACCTTTCTGATACGACGTACAGCGTGGATGCACCATCTCTGGCATCAGCTCGAACAAGAGGTCGTTCGCTATGCTCAAGAGGATTCTGTCTACAGGCTCATTCACATAGACAGTACGGAAATCTCCGTTGTCTTTCGGAATTTTGGCTGTATGTGGCGGCATTATCTTGTAATTGCCACTCTTAATCCTCTCATACATAATAAGACGAGCCTCTGGTGTCGTGAGCTGATACAGGGTTGCTTTGTTCATGTCCTTGTCAATGCCTTTGCTGATAGCATTCTGCCACCGCTCCGGCACAAAGAACATACTTAGGATTTTGTCTTCATTCATAATTCTTAATGTTTTGGTTTGTAGTGCCGTCTTCAGACGGCTTTTAGGCTGTTAAACCAAGATATTCTGATAGGGTATCTGCCATAAGCTTGGTTACGCAGTCATCATCTATGTCGCTGACGTATTTGCTTACGTCACATCCATAGAGTTCTTCCCCTTCTTCGACTGCTCGCAATGCCTGTCTTGGAATGTCTCCTATAACGAAATCCAAATCAGCCTTTGTCTCGCAATCGTCAATGATACCATCTGGAATGTTGAGAAGCACGTTGTCTTTCTCATCAACGAGATGCCATTCATAGTATCCTGGAATAAATCTTACGTTGTTCATAATTCTTATGTTTTGGTTATTGGTAGGGAGATTGCTCTCCCCGTTTGGCTAGTCGATGTGCTGGAGTACTGTGTTGCCATTTTCTTCAGCTTCTCTCCAGTACTCCTGATCGTCATCAATCTCAAATTGCTCACCGCTGTAGTTATCTTCGCGAGTGAGTTCAATTACTCCGTCGCTATACTCGTACTCGGCTTTGTCTATAGCTTCTTTCTCACTCTCAGCTTCGACACGCACTACGGTATTGAGCATTTCAGTTACTGATACATAATACTTCATAATTTCTATATTTTGGTTAATAGTAAGGAGCGACAATTCGCTCCTTTTTTAGCTTAGCCGATGTGCTGATAAGTCTCGCCGTAGTCTTTCTCGTAATCTGCGTAGAACTGCTGATCATCTTCAACCTCTATTGTTTTGCCGCAGTAATTGTCAGAATCGAGAACGATAACGGAATCGTTGTAGGCCGTTTCCACTTGTTTCAGTGCGTCAGCCTCACTCTCAGCATCCACGCTGACTACCTTGTTTAAAGTCTCTGTGACTGATACATAATATCTCTTCATGATTATTCGGATTTAGTTTCTTTGTAATAACACTCAACCTTGTACCCGTTCTTGACGAGATACGGAAGAAGCTGTCTCGCTGATTTGTACCAGAGATTCAGCTCAATCTTGACAACATCGTCGTCTATCAACTTCTTGCGATTACTGATAATTTTACTGACGTGTTTCTTGTCGGCAAAGAAATCATACAACGAGTACATCTCCTTTCCGCCGTCTGTATATTCATATACAAATACAGCAAGAGCATTTCCGGAGTAAATGTTTACGTTGAACTTCTTTCCTTTCTGTCTGATGGTGAGTTTGCCCATCTTGTCTTTCCAATTCCATTGTAATGCCATATTCTTAATAATTTATTGGTTAATAATGTCAGGGAACTTTCGTTCCCCGTTTTTAGGCTAATTTCTAAGATGGTGTTTCCATCTTAACGCTTTTGTAAGAGAATTGACAACCTTGAAGGGCAGTTTGTAGAAATACTGTCCCATGTTGTGAAGTTGTATCGCATACAACTTGTCAATTCTCTGAAAATCACGCTTGCCACTATTATCTATAGTGTAGCAGAAATACTTATTGTCCTTCATAATTTCTATAATTTGGTTTTTGTGAGGGAGATATGCCTCCCTCGATTTAGGCTGCGCTATAAATATAGCCCTCGCACTTTGTGCCGTCTTCGTAGTAGTAATCTTCTCGTGCCGACAGCTCTTCTCGTACCGATTCGTCGCTTGCCTGATACTCATACTCCTTGTAAAGAGTATTGAAAAGACCATCATAGCATTTCTCCATAACATCACGGAATGTGAGGCTGCGGTATTCTGGGCGTGCCCAGTTGTGGTAATAGTCAAACAGCGGCTCAAGAACATCGATGTCGTAGAATACGCCGGTCAACGGACAGCCGTCAAAACTCTCCATCAAAACCTTGCTGCGACGCGACTTGTAAGTGCATTTGCCGTTTTTGTCGTACTCGCCGCAGGTTGAGTAGTACTTTCCACGTATCAGGTACGGCATGATTTCGTTGCTGATGTAACGGAACAATAGTTTTCCGCTTAGGTCTTCAAGGTCGAACTCCTCAAATGCCAGCTTGTCACTGCAAACTCTACCGAAGTTGTAGCCACAATAGCCGACGTCGTAACCTGTTACGCGAGAGTCGGTTATACGCTCAAATTCTTTAAGCGTATCATCGAACTCCATTCTGCTAAACTCCATAGCATTATCCATAACATTCCAACGTTCACGCTCGATAATCTTGTCTTGCGCCTCCTTCGGCAATTCGTCAAAGGAGTACACCTTAATCGTTAGCTCTTTCATATTCAATTCTTTTTAGGGTTAATAGAAATCCCAACCCGTTGGAGTCAGGATTGGTTTGGCTACGGCAGCTGGCTAGCCTTTGCCGCATTCTCGTTGTTGGTAGTCGTTGAGACTCCCTTCCACATCGTTCCAAAATGATCTACGCAAAGAATCCACAAGTCAAGCTTGTCTGAGTAAGAGAAGATAAGATCAGGGAAATTCTTCTGCATCCATTCCTTATCCTCTTCGCTCATGTTAGTGAGGAACCACTGGAATATCTCGATTCCGTCCCTGCCGTCTTCGTCTTCATTTGTCCACTCTGGATACTCGATGTTTTCAATCACTGATTCGTCATTCTCCACAATCTCGTTACAGAGGATGAACGCACTTTTTAGCCAGTGTACGGCTGTGTAGTAATCCGTTATCATAATTCTAATGTTCAGTTAATAATCGTACTCCCCAAACGAATGGGGAGATTTTAGGCTAAAAAATGTAGATGGCAGAAGTTCTACCTGTCACGGCATATAACTGTCCGCTCTCGCCTTTCAAGAGCATTCCGTTACAACCGTAGATTCCTGCTGCATACCCGATCTGAGTATAACTCTCAGGAATTTCACTTCTTTCGCCTGCGTAGGTTACATCCTTTGCCGCACCGCTTGCTACAAGCGATTTCAGCTGCTTACATGAATATCGTTCCATAATTCTACTAATTAAAATGGTTAAACATGGTTTCTGTGCAGATAGACCGCACAGAATGTTTGGCTAAAATCTGTGAGGACGACGAGAAAACTCAATGTTCTGTGCCTTCCTGTCCGCCTTTGCTGTGCGCCGTAAATACTCGCCCCTGTCGAGCCTCTTTCTTGCGCACTCCTCACCTATAACCGCCTTGTGGCTCGCTACGAGCCTGGCAAGAAACTTTCTGTCTCCGTCTGTCATAATTCTGAATTTTATTGGTTAATAATAGAAGTGTAGCCCTATAGGAGGACTACATTTGATTAGGCTATCTTTCTCCAACCTCCCTGAAACGGATGACCTCCGGCATCAACGCACGCCTCAATTTCCTCAACAGATAGGTAGTCAATGCGTATATACGCAGGATAACAATCAGGGTCCTCCATTGTTGGGTCTGTGTAGCAGTGCATTTCATCATCGTCGTCAGCCTCGTAATCGTACAATCCGTACAACTCATTCTTTTGGCAATACACGAGATAACGCTCCATTGCTTGCTCCAAGTCGTAAGCGTAGATATCAATGATAGGCTCTACGTAACAGAACCGGTACAAATGCGTACCATCTTCCTTTGTATTAAATGTGTTCATAATTTATTCTGTTTTGGTTAATAGAAGGCAGCACATTATCGTACTGCCCAGTTCTGGCTCAGAGATTGTACAACGGGCTTTCCGAAGCGTACAGTATCGTAGGACCTGTAAGGATGGAAAACGCACAAGGGTCAAAACTCTCGATTTTACTCATGCTCTCGATATATTTCTGTATCTCTGCTCGTATGGATGACAGATTAAATCTGCCGTCAACTGGCAAGATAGAATCCGTGCCAGTCATTTCCACAACGCTAACCTCGTTCGTAAATCTCATGTTCACAAGGTCAAACTTGTTAATCTTGTGATAAAATTGTACCCATTTTCTCATAATTCTAACATTTTTGGTTTGTAGGAGAGCGCGACAATCGCCACGCTCAATTTTTAGCTCATACACAAAATGGCTATCTCGTTGAAACTCTTTGAGATAGACTCACGGCTGCGATAATCCCTGTAGCCCTTTGCGTTGTTGCTGTACCACTGACGTGCTGCAATCTTGATCTTTTCCATCTCGTGCATAAGGGCACGCTCAAAATTCTTCTGTGATTTCCTGTCTTGCATAATTCTAAATTAAATTGGTTTTACATAGTATGCCCAGGAAAATGCCTGAGCACATTTTTGGCTAATCGACCTCGTAGAATAAGATAACATAGCGCTCGTCAATGTCTTCAACATGATCGGGCTTGCAAAGGTCACGGAAAGGAAAATCACTGTTCTTTTCCTCAACAACGCTAATCCAACATCCAGGATGGAGCATATAGCTCTCTCTTGTTCCGTAAAATTCCTTCGTGTCTGTTTCATCCAAGTGCATATAAATATTCCACTTAGTATTATCCAACCCTGTAGCGTTAATCTTGTCGATTAAATTAAATGTCTTAATGTTCATATTTCTAATATTTTGGTTATTATCGTACTGCCCACGGAACAGGCAGCATTTAGGCTATAGGATTTCAAAAGCAGAAATCCACGTAAACAATACGTGTTCCGCTGAACTCTCTCCAGTGACACACGTCATCATATTTGTAACCCTCGTATTTGCGGCTACTTCTGTTGTATTCGTCACGCACCCACACGGGAGCGCTCTCTGAATTCGCCAAGCGGAAAAACTCTCCTCGCTTGACGTTCTTTAATTCTGTCTTTCTCATAATTCTGTAACTTGGTCAATTATCGTACTGCCTGAATTTCTCCAAGCAGAATTTAGCCGAATGTTTCCAAGCAGAATTTTCGTACTTGCCAACTCTCTCACATATCAGGGAACATGAGATTTTCCAAGCGGAGTGTAGCACGCCAAAGCTCGCGGAAATACCACTTGCCAATTATCGTACTGCTCCAGAACTTACCAAGCAGAACACCCCAAATAATTCCAAGCAGAATTACAGGAATATTCGTACTTGCCAAACACAACAGCGCAGGAAGCGCCTGAAAAAATCCAAGCACAATTATCGTACTTGAATAAATAATCTGTCTTGCTGTCATAATTCTAAAATTTGTTAGTGATTGTTCCGTAGCACACGCACGACAATTATCGTACTGGCTACGGATTTTTAGGCTCAAGCCACACAGAATAATGTAAGCACACCATTCTTCAGCGACCCGAATTCAACATGACTCAAAATCTCCTGAGCATCCGCAATGACACTCTCGACCTCTCGCATGGAGAGGCACTTTATTCTCATTGTACTCATAATTCTAAAATTTTATGGTTATTGTTCCCTACAAATGTAGGGAGATTTTAGGCTACAGAATTTCACTCAGTGGAAAATGCTTCTCCAGAACAACACCCAGTATTAAAGTTAGAACGCTGCAAGCTGGAAGGATAAACCACATGTACTCATCGCAAAATTCCTTGATTCTCTGTTTCATAATTCTAATTTATTGGTTCGTAATAGGAGCCACGCACGGATCTCTCCATGCGCAGCCATTGCCAGGATGATACGCTTTCATTGCGCACGCTTGTCACCCACGACACCGTATTGTGCCGCTTCGTCACCCTCTGAGGACTTGTCGGCATCTCGAAAGACACCAGCGGATAACCCCTCAGCGTTCTCCGCACGTTTTCATGGGAATAATTCCCACACGTCCGCTACTTGTGTAGCGATATAGCTATACGTACAACTACTTACGTATCGTAGACCTTTTGGATATACCTCACGTGAGATAAACGATAACTACTCACGATTACAGATTTGTACCACCCGCGCCCTGTAATGAATGTGCGCAGCACTTTAGGAACTCGTCCACGTGTGCCAGACGATAGAATATGAATTATGATTTTTCCGTCCGTCATCTCTCTCGATAACTGCACAGCTACGGCTCTCGCTCTGATCCACGTGCCTCATCTCATTCGGTATCGTGTCGGCTCTGTGCTCTCTCGCTATCCTCGACGGGATTTCTCGCCCGCCTTCCTGTATCGCTACAGGTTTGTTTGCCGGATAGCTCTCTGAAATTTTGGCAATTAGTCCCCTGAGGGAGAAATACTTCTCTCTCTGGAATAATACCAAAATCTCTGTTTTGCTCCCATATGCAGCACCGCCCCGCAAATGTACGCTTAAACGTGATAGGAAAAATTAGGGTACGACGACCCGCGCCAAATCTCTGGACTTGGTGTATAATATCCCACGGTGGCTTTATTGTGTCCACCGTGGGCAAAGATAGTGTGTGTAAAGATAGGGCTTTCGCCCTATCTTGTTACTTTTCGCTTCTTAAGGCTGCGAGTTCGGCTTGCAGTTGGGCAATACGTTCCGTTAAGTCTTCTTCGTTTGCTTTCTGTTTGCGTGCAACCTTTGAACCGCTTGCAAATGATTTGTGCAAGGCTGCGAGTTTAGAACCCAATTTTTGCACGGAGTCTATAATGGTTGTTTGCTCGTCTTTGCCGTTATCGTTGAACCACTGGAAGAACCGGGGCACGTTGTGCGTGTGGCTAAACTCGCTAACGGCTGCACGTACGCACTCCGTTTGCAAATTACAGTAGCTCGTATCACCCAACACGTAAGCGGTTGCTAACTTGTTGTACTTGCTGCGTGCGGCTTCCAATTCCTTACGTGCTGTAACGACGTCGTTTGCTGTACACTCTGAAAGCAACGTTTTGCGGTAATCGTTCAACACCTCAAGACTGGCTACGATTGTAGCGTTTTCTTTACACTCTGAAACGTATGAAGATACGTTTGACTTATTGTTTGTTGTCATGTTGTTTTTCCGTTTCTCCACACCAACGAGCGACACGGACAAAGGCCTTTATAGTTATACAATGTTGGGGACTCGCTGCACGTTGTGTGCTGTCTTGCGTCCCCATGTACCTATATAGTTGCAAAAGGCGTGCCATGTAGCCAGTAGGAAAATAGCATAAAAATGCGTTTAACGTTTTGTAAGTGGCTGATTTATAGCTACTTATAGACTTTGCAATAATTCCAAATGTTGTCAGTATTTGTAAAATAGTGTTTAAAAATAGGGGTGTGACAACGTGACACGTTTATAACTAACTGAAAATTAAATACTTACAAATTGCGTGTGGCACAATATGCTAACGGAATTAACATAAATGCAAACGAAACGTTAAAGAACCTAACTTGCTGAATATCAACACGTTACAACTGCCAAATTGTCAGACTTTTTATACAATAATTAACTATAAATGTAAAGATAAATTATTTTTGCGTTAAAATATCTTTCAAAGGTTAAAGACCTGCATAAATATACATTGTAAAGATACACGAAATCAAAAGGTTTGTAATAATATTTCTAAATATACATTGTTTCACGGAATGAATAAAAATACAAAAGGTGTATAATTATAAGTTGGTAAGTTGCTGATAATAAGGGAGTTACAAGACTAAATTGCAAATTAACAGAAATTAACATTCGTGGAACAAAATGCGGAAATTTGGTTTGGTTTATATAGAGTAAACCAAATGTATATGTAATTATATTTTACCAAAGCACCCCCACCCCCCCCTATGGGAGCGCAGCCCTGGAACGTAGTCACCTCACGCAAAAAATTTTTTCTTTTTTTTAACTCAATCTGTCAAGAATGTTTACTTTTCTTCTGTATTGCATATTTATTCAAACACCTTTGTTTGTGACTTGTCAGGATAATTTACTTTATGGACTTACCCCTGTTATTGGAAGTACGAAATGTATATTTATCCTCCACCTTTTGAACGTTAATAATGTATAAATATACCGCATAAATAATGTATTTTAGCATAATTATGTAGTTATTTCTTATTTTTGCATTATTCCTATTATTATATAGGGCATATAGGTGAGGCCCACTTGTGGTGCGTAATCCACCGAACTCCCTTTGTTTACAGGGGTTCTTACATGTTAAAATAACGCAGAAACTAAAAAAATATTATACACAGATGGAAAATGGTTTAGCTATAGACACTTTACACACGCAGCTGTTGGACCTGACGAGGCAAAGCGAGTTTGGTTTTGATGCATTGCGTTCTACCTCTTGGGGCAGGGTGAATTCGGACACTTACAACGTCTTGAAGTCTCAGTTCGTGAGGTCTATGCGTCAGCTTGCCAAGAAGGCTCCTGTAAAGTATTACAAGGGCAGCTATTACATCTTTAACGGCAAGATATACGAGTCCGTCCCAAGGATTGTCTTGGAGCAGACCTACCAGCTGTTGCTCCTCGACCTCGCTATAAGTCCGATGATTGGCGTCAGCACTGTGATGAACAAGTCTTTCATTGACGTCATAGAGTGCTACAACATTCTTCATCCGTCCTTTGACATCGTGGCTTTCAGCAATGGTGTTGTGGATTTCGGTAGAGGCTTGCAGAATCCTGCCGTTATGCCGTTTTCTCCTGACTATCATGTGACGTACTATCATCCTTACGACTTCAATCCGAAGGCCAAGTGTGACAGGTGGATGAACTTTATCCATGAGGTGCTCCCTGACAGGACATCGAGGATGATACTACAGATGTTCCTTGGTTTGGGTTTGATACAGCGCGGAACTGCCTATAACCCGTACGAGGGAAAGGAATCGTCGAAGATAGAGCTGTGTCTGCTTCTTATTGGTACGGGAGCTAACGGAAAGAGCGTTATTTTCGATGTGGCTTGTAACCTCTTTGGCAAGGACAGGATAAGCAAGATGGATTATGCCGACCTTACCGCAGAGGGTGATGAAGGAATGAGGGGCAGATATCCGATAAGGAACGCTATCTTCAACTGGTCTTCGGACTCTGATCCGCGGAAGTTCGGAAGGAAGAACACCGGCATGTTCAAGAGGCTTGTCAGCGGAGAGCCTGTCCCTATGCGAGAGCTTGGCAGGAATGTTCTTGAGGCCAACAATATCCCGTACCTCATCTTTAACCTCAATGAGCTTCCGTTCCCAGAGGATGCGTCGCTTGGCTTTATCAGGCGTTTACAATATGTCAGCTTTGATGTTACCGTACCCAAGGAGCGCCAGGACCCTGAGCTTTCGAGTAAGATTATAAGGAGGGAGCTTAGTGGAGTGTTCAACTGGGTTATGCGGGGTGCTCAGGAGTTGAGGAAGCGTAAGTACCGTTTCCCCGCCGCCGAAGGAAGTGCCAAACAACTTCTCCTGTCCCTTCTTGGCTCTCAGCCCATATACGCCTGGATACGCGCTTACGGTATAAGGAGTGATGCCCAAGCAAAGGGCGAAGTGTCCAATCTCTTCAATTCCACCATGCTTTATGAGTGTATGCGCAGGTTTTGCGCTATCAACGACGTTGACGAGAAGGATATTCCGTCAATGAACAAGTTTGGCAGGGACATGTGGGCCAAGTATGGTTTCTTCAAGAAGCGCACGAAGGAGGGTAATGCCTATCAGATGTTTGGTGTCACGGAGGCGGACCTGAAGCAGGATATCCTCATCAATGAGGTTTGTAAGGGCGAGGAGGACAACGATGAGCCCGAGAGCTTTATCAAAGGTGACGATTAAATATTTATATGAATATGATAGAAAAGGAATATGTCAAGGAGGTTATCTCCCGTATTGTCAAGAAGAAGTCTGACGGGAGTGTTGTTCCGGCCGCCGCTTCGATGCAGGAGGTCATGGCTTCCGTTTGTGATGACGTTCTGGAGTGCCTGAGAACAATGTACGGCACAAAGGAGGTTGTAGCGAACAAGACGTTGAACAGCGTTTCATTCAAGAGCTTATGAGAAGACGTCACAATCCTAATAAAGTTCCTCCGCTTAAGCCCAACCCCGAGCATTGGACCAGGAAGGTTCATTCCTGGAAGGCGAAGGTCGCCTATGAGACTGAGGATGATGCGTGGGAGTTTCTGAATCAGAATCCGAGATTGAAGGCACTCGGCTGGCATCCTTACTTATGCAAGGTTTGTTCAAAGTGGCATATCGGTAGGTTACACAAACAATGAGCTTATGAAAGGTAGATACTCTTGGAAATATAAAAAAAGAATCAGGTCTATGTGTGACATGATTGAGGAAGGTCTTTTATTCTTTCTTATTGACGAGGTTATATCGGTAGATTCCGGATGCTTTCTTCATGAATTTAAGAATATATGGTGGAAGACATTGGATGATACTCCAACGCCGTTTTTGGTAGAGATAAATGATCAGGATGCGATACTGAGGCCATTCAATACCCAGATAAGTAAATCGGAAGGCTTTCGGGATGATGGAGCTATCGTTATTCCTACAAGAGATTTCCTTTTTAAAACTAACTTAGCTTGTGGTAATATTTTAAAACATAAATAGCTTAGATATGGAGATTAGAGTTAATGTTTTAGGAAAGGTCGCTTTCAAAGCAACTGGAAGTAAGTCGGATGTTGAAAAAGCCGAACTATATCCATTCGGAGAGGGTATTTACGCAGTAATGGATGGAGACAATTTTGTGTGTCTAAGAGTTGTGTCCGACAAAAGACACAGCGATGAAAAAGGAGATTATTATGCGCGCGTAGAAGATAGCTGGGGACATCCAAAAGTCGTCAGCTGCGTTGATATTATAGAGCACGAAGAAAGGCTGAAAGATTATATCGACAAGTGTTTCGATCGTCTTGGTGCTATTGTTGAAAAAGCCAACGATGGTATCAGTAGTGTAAGTGATGAACTTAATGGCTTTATAAGTAATTCTCAGGATGATTTTTGCTCTATTGAGAAATCTCTTGAAAGAATAGAGAAAGATGGTGTTGGTAGTGGAAATGGTATCAGCGAAAAGACATTATTGTCTGCTATCGAGATTGTATCAAAACAGAAATAGTTGAGAATATGAAGAAGTTTAAAAAGTCGATAGAGATTAGCACTGAGAATATCTCAGACGTTCTTCAAGTGCCTATTGTTACTAGTGTATACAAGACCAAGTTATTTAAAAATCCTTTTATAGAAGGTCGTAGTAATCCTTATGATGCTTTAGTAGTGATGAAAGTTCATATTGAAGGTGTTGAAAGCGATTTATATCTTAATCAAGGAGACGTTCTCGCTCTTGATATTTGTGATACTTGGTATGCCTTTTCAAAAGCAGGGTGGGAGAAACATAAAAACGATGAGGTATGAAGAAGAAGGGATATTACGAATACAACAGCGGGATTTACCCAAGGAGGTTGTGGGTAATGTACGACACAAGTGAGGACGAGATTGACAAATGCTTTACCAACATTGAATGCAAACCTCTTGTTCACAATGATGAGCCTATGAATGAAGGTAATTACGGAGGCATGGTGTACGATGAATGTATGAGTAAAACAGGAAATTACTTCGGCAATCTTGTAGTCTTCCCAAAGAAGAAAGACATGACTATGAAAAATATCAGTCATGAGGCATTTCATGTTCTGTCGTCAATGAATGACGCCTGTGACCTTGAGAGGTTCAGGGGGGCCTACAATGAACACCAGGCATACCTTATGGGTTGGATATGTGATTGCATCAACAAGGCCCGTTTGGGCATTGGAGATTTCGTTGAAATTAAAGATAAGGAGGAATAGATTATGATTAAGAAAGAAGATATTAAGGTTGGGCTGCGATTTTTCATCACACGAAATGATTGTTTAAAATGCAATTTTGACCCGATAGGTATTCAGGACGGCAGCACCCCTATTCTGTTCAATGCCGAGAGGAAGGATCCTGATGTTTATATATGTACATCTGTTAGCACAGATTACAAGTATTTCGCTCGTTTTCGTGAGGAAGATATTATGATGTTTGGTATAAAGTTCGATATAGTCGCACCAGTTGCCGATAATCATAAAATAGATATAAATTCCGACATTGAAATGCATGGAAATATTCTCAATAACTTGCATGATACATACATCAAGAAAAATCGTGATTATAGGAATGCTTTTTCCGAAATGTATGATGAGCTTGGTATCAACTACGGCTATGGAAAGATACGAGAGAAGGTGAATCGTATCAAGACGTTGAAGGACAATGAGGCGCAAGTTGCTAATGAGCCATTGGAAGATGCTCTTCTTGACTGCGCTAACTATTGTATCCTTACATTGATGGAATATCAAAAACATAAGGAACATGGCACAGACTGATTACACTTGCAAGGATTGCTTCTTCTTTGACAACGGTGGGGAGTGTAAAGAAGAATGCTTCGGGAGAGACGTTTCGGGAGATGATGATGCTTGCACAGGTTTCGAGTATAAGGAAATAAAAGTTGAACTTTAAAATATTTTTATCATGGCATTACCATTTGGAAAGACTATCAAGACAAGACACTTCACCGTACTGAAGTTCAGTAAGAGCTTGTCGAAGAAAGAAGTTGCTTCACTCAGAAAGGATATCCCTGCTGAGATCAAGAAGCATTTACAGAGAGGCTCACTGCCTTTCATCAAGATTGCAGACATTGCCGGCACATGGGGAATTGAATACTCTATCGGCACATCCATGTACGCTGCACTCGATGAATGTGTTCCTGTGGCTGTAGGAGACCATTATGAGTTCTCCAAGGATGATGGAAACATCATCGAGGCATTTGCCCAGCTTATGTTTGCGGATACATCATTGCCTGGCGATGCGGAATATACGGCAGGCAAGTTGAAACTCCGTGACGAGTACATTGCCCGTGAGGCTGCAAGAAGAAACGCTGCTGCCGACAAGGGTAAGAGTGACGAACAACTCAGCAAGGAAAGTGATGAGGCTGTTCAGGAGGTTGTTGATCGAGACAAGCACGCTGACACTCTCCGTGATATGGCAGAACAGATCAAGAAGGAAGGAGGCAAGGATGAGTGATAAACTGATTGAGATAGTCGAGGACCACAATTCCCTGGTACAGGCACTCCAATTCATTTTGGAGGCCGCAGAGACAAAGAAACTGCCTCCATACGGCCTTCTTCCTACATTTAACGACTCTTTTCTTGATGATAGGCTTAGGGTAGCCCTTGAGCTTATCACAGGAGAGAAATATTCGTGATATATCGTATATTTTCTTCTACTACATTTATATAAAAGTAAGGGGTGGCATCTGAGAAGATATCACCCCTTTTTAACCAAAAAAATTTTAGAATTATGATTCACAGATAAGAATCCGAGAACATAATCTGTTTGCAAAGGTACTTGGTTTTGTTGAATTTATGGTATATTAAAGTTGCTTTAACACGAATTTAACTATTTGCCACCCTTACAGAGTCCGTTCTTAAACAACAAGCAGTCATTCTTGCCGGTTGGATAATTTATTGGGAGGTAAAAATGTACGGTCGAATCCTCAGTTTGAAGCTCGTCCTGTTTAATTCTTGCGTACTCTGCTATAAGTCGTGTTTGTTCTGTCCACTCCTTTGTGCCCTCTTTCATCCTTCGCCTGGCAATTACGAGGTCTGTAAGAATTTGCTCCTTGGAAGTAGCTTTTGCCAACTCTTCAGGAGAAAGCTCATCGGCGCTCTCGTTCTTCGCTTTCTTGCCCTGTACCTCTGCGATTCTTGTCTGAACAGATTCCAGAGATTCAAGTTTATTCATTTCTCGCTCTAATGTGTCTTTGGGCCAGTTGAACCCTTCTCCCTGAAAGGCAATAGCCCAACTGTCACGGGCTGACATGCCGGAGCCACGGAGGCTGGCGTAGATGTAATAGCGAGGGTCTTTCATCTTAAGAGCCTTTACCTTTTTGTAAATATCGACGGATAACGTGTATCCTTTTGTTTCTTCAATCATAATCTTATTTCTTTTTATCCTTGAATACAAATACGGTGTAACAACAACACGAAACGTGGAATGGAGGATATGGGTCTTTGAAAGAATGGATGCCAGCATCGGCTTCATTTTGGCAAATGTCGCACGGATAACTGCTTCCTCTCTTGACATAGAACCCGATAGCCTTGTTTTCCTGCCCATACTCCTGCTCTGCCTGTCCCCACGCCAAAGCAATCACCTGTGAAGCGTTTCTTACGATATTCTGATAGGCGTTCTTGTAGTAGCCCTTTCCGTAAGAAGGAACGTCGATGTTGATATCCTTTCTCTTCGCTTTGGTGATGACTGATGTGTGATATGGGTCTTTATAGCCTGTGCGGATGGAAGACAGGAGCTGCTGGTCAGAATATCCCATCAAGGTTCCTGCCTTGATCATCCTCACGATGTCTTCAGCAAAGTTTCCGAGATAGACGGCGTTTCTTTCAGATGTCGTCTTTCCGTAGATGTCGCTGACGAGAAACGATTCTATATTCTCGCTGTCAATCCCGAGAATCTTGCATGAAGTCTTGGAGTAGGCAGAGATGTAGCTGTTGATGCTCTCCTCTGCCTCAGCAGTAATATTCTTGGCGTAAGAGAGCAAGGCTGACTCGTTCGTGAGCCTTCCCGCGCCTCTGTATCGCTTGCTTGCGGTAATTACCTTCTGCGTCGATTTCCAGAGGATATCTGCAATGTGATCCTCGCAGTTTCGGATTGCCTGCAAGCGCTTCCTGCTGTAATCGACAGAACGTTTTAATTCATCCATAGGCTTTCCTCCAAATAAAACCGCCACAACTCTCTTTTATGCCACGAATGCACTTGCATATATATTCATGCTTTATGCCAGTTTCCCTCTCTGCCTCGCGGGCTGAACTATATAAAGCTATCTTTTTACTTTGCATGTCATATTGCACTATATGCAACTTGTGATTTTTGGGAGCTTTCGTTTCTATATTGTCCGACTTATAGGTTCTCCAAAACATTTCTCCTGCGGTCTTGTTTTTGTCAATAACAGACATAATGTTCTGTTTTTTTACTCCAGTTACGCGTTCCGCTTCTCTTATAGAAAAATAAGTTGCAAGAAATTCCCCTTTTAAAGAATATGCATAAATACGTTTGCCCATTTTAATCGAGCGTCTTCTCGTTGATGTTCCGTAATTTACATTATATTCTAAAGAACACCATTCTAAGTTATCAGCACTATTGTTGGTCTTTGTTTCGTCTTTATGGTTTACGTATGGATGGCTGTTCGGATTTGGCAAAAAAGCCTCAGCGACAATCCTGTGAATAAGCATCCCTTTTTTCTTGTTACCTTTGCTCAATCTTATCGCTTCATATCCGCTGTTATTTATAAACGTTGCCATTATGCGACCTCTATAAAGCTGATTTCTTCCTTGTTGAAAAACAACTCTATCGACAGAACGGATTCTTCCATAGTTGCTAACCTCATACAACCCTTCATAACCAACAACTGGTTTCCAAATTTCATTTTCTGATCTCATATCCCGAATAATTAAGTTAATCTCGAAAAGTAAAGAAGAGGAAGGGTGTCGAGATTTCACCCTTATCAACAGGTAGCTACTCCTGCCTATCCTCTCTGCAAATATACAAAAAATATTACATTTTATGCAATTAATGGATATTTGTGCAATATTTTTAGAATATTTATACTATCACTTTACTCCCTTGTCCCAGTTTACGCGACCATCCCAGTTCCGGTTAGAATCGTATTCTCGACCGCTTTTGTTCGGCCTGCCAGCGCCACGACCAGTACGTACGTTTCCGCTGCCTCCATTCTGAATCCTCGCCGTTGCCTTCTGTTCCTCGATTGCATTCTCTGTCTCGTTATCCGCACGCTGAATATCCATAAGAAGGTCTTGCTGGTCCTCCTCTTTCTTCTCACGTAAGATACGCTCCCACTCGGCATTCTTTGGGAAGTCAGGACAACGCTCCGATGCAGTCTGCTTCGAGAGGAATCCATTCTGAACGGCAGTTGCAAGATTTGTAAGAAGCTCAGTCTTGTTCTGATGCGTATAAGGCTCAATCCATGCGTTGATATCGAGACCAACAATAGAAGCCGTCGCATTATTTTCGTGTCCGATTCCGAACTTGGCAATTTCAACCAGCTTGTCAAGGAATGGCTGCAACTTCTGAGAATCATTCATGGCTACCTCTAATGCAGGAGAATAGAGGAGTTTGATGGCTACACCTGGGAGGTCGCCGGACTTCAACTCAGGAGGCTTTACAGTAAATGACAGCTCATAGATGAGGTCGTACGACTTGTTGAGCTGAGTCGCAAAAGCATCTGACGCGTCGGTTCCATTGAGGAATCCTGCATCGTTATTCTTGTTGTTCATAGCGACAACCTTGACTGCCCCAGTCATATCGTCGCCTGAAATGGTAATCTCGTCACCATCACCCTTTACGTAGAATACAGGGAAAGCATACGCCTTATTGTTCTCGCAAAGATACGAGAATGCCTCCTCGTAATCTTCGATGTTCTTCTGAACATTGGACCAGCAAGGTCCCTCGTCATTTCGGATATATGCAACCGGTATTGAATTGAAGTGATGTTCTTTCTTTTCAACAAGAGCATATCCGTTCATTCCGAACAGCCCCTTAATGAGATTCACAGCTTTCTCTGTTACACTCTTTTTGCCGACATCATTTCTAAACCTATAATAATAGGTATCGTCCCAGACCTCAACCCACTCAATCTGAGCGTTTCCGTCTTCATCCAAGTCGTAATACTTGCGAGCAAATACAGATAGTTCGCCGGTGATCGAGTCATAATGCGGATAGAGGTAGTCTCCATTCTTGAATGACAGAACCTTAACTCCAAACTTTCCTTTGTCGATATAGCCGACTGCTGCGGTTTCTGCAACAGTCATGTATGAGCTTACTGCTTCGAAGAATGCAATCTCCATGTTGTGCATAAGCCAACCCTTCTTAAAGATGTTAAGATTCTTCTGGGATTCCTCTTCCTTATCAAGTTCATCTGTGCTGTCTGCAAGCTCAAACTGAATGTCATTTCCTGTCAAGTGTAGGGTGTGCTTCGTTGCGATAACCTGCTGGAAGGCAAATGCACATCTGGTGATTGGCTGTATGTAGTAGCGGTTTCCTGTAGTAGGATCTTTCGGGTCCCACTCAGGATTCTCCTTAATAATGTCCGGATAAGCGGTTTTGTCCCAGATTCTATGTCCGCTTGTGAAGTACTCACGAAGGAAGTCGGACTGGGTTTTTACTCTCCATACGCAAGGATCGTAAGGCATGTTCTGCATACTCCTATCACCAACCTTGTCGGAGAAAGTGCCATGACTCATGTATCCGTCAGGCTTAAGCTCGTAGAATGGTTTCTTTACGAGTATTTCTCTAAAATTTAAATTCTCCATAATCCGTTTATCTTTTTATGTTTCTTTTTTGTTAAACTGAATATCATTACGTAGAACCAAGACTCAAAGAAGTCAGGCGAGTGTCCGACATACTTCTTGGCAACCTTCTTAGGCAATAGCTTGAACCCCTTTCCTTCGCTGTTTTCGTCACGTCGTAGCATTTTTCTCTCCTTCTGTAAGATTTGTCTAAGAGGAACTTTACTAAAACCGTTACCTGAGTATTTCCTTTCAAGAAGAGATGATTCAATGGATATTTTTCTATCCTTAATCATCTTATAGAACAGCCATGCGCACTGGGATTTCAAGTCCTTGTAGAGGTATTTAATACCTTCCTCTTCTTGGTGGTTTTGAGCAATAGGCGCCGCCTGGTTGTTGAACGGAACGGCATCCTTGAAGAATCCCTTGAAGTACTGACCTATGCCCTGCATATCGTAAGTGAAGTTACATTCCTCAACGCCCCACTCTCTCAGCTTAGCCTCAACTACGGAAACAAGAGTCTTAGGGTCCAGCCTCAGCACAACCAAATCCTTGCAATGCCATCCTTCCCAAAGCCACATCACGAAGTTATCGCCGCCCGTGAATGCAATATCAGCAGAGGCTCTTCGTTTTCCGTCACCTGTTTGTTCTGCGTTGTCGAAGATTTCCTCAAGGTCTTCCATCTTGATCATGTCATCTCCAGCAGCTTTCCAGTTCCAGTTAGCCTCCAGGTCTCGCATACGCTGTTCTTCATCCTGCTGTGCAAGGTTGGCGAGATATGAAACATCGGTAGAGATAAGCTTGATGTTCTCTGATACGTCGGCACGGATAAATGTCGCCGACTTGATGAACATTTCGAGTTTTGTATAACCAAGTTCCTCATAGCTATCCTTCCAAAGGCTATCGATAATGCCCTTGCACTGCTCGTATACCTCTTCTCTTGTATCGCCCCAGTAGATTGAGTCCGGCGTATCACCATCCATGAAGCAGTAACGAATAACCCCATTCCTTTCCGGATCTATATATCCTTCGTCGGTAACCCACCAATCGATGAACTTTCGTACCCAGGATTCTGGGTCAGGGTTACAGGTAATCCAGAAGCGGTTTCGAATGTGGGCTGCGTTTCGGTTGTTGGTCAAGAGGTATTTGAACTTCTTATATGGGCACTGAGTACCCTCATCGATGCAGACATAGGCATACTGGCGACCCTGGAATCGTGTCTTGAAATCCTGATAGGCTCCTGCGTAGTACGAGAATTTGAGCCATCCTCCGTTGTCGAAGTTCCAGGTCATATCGTTCTGTGACTTATTGTAAGTTCCAAATTGGGAGAACAATTTGTAAGAGTCTGTTACCAAGGACTGCAAGTCATCTTTTTCATTACGGAGGATGGTTGCATGGAAGTCTGGATTTTTGATATCTTTCAGAACTTCCATAAGAGAACTAAAGCTCTTACTGCCACCGCGGCTGCCGCCACAAATCTTTATATCGGCGTCGATTGAGAGCATATCCTCCTGACCGCCACGCTGAGCAATAATCTTCAGCTTGTCGGGATGCTTCTTGTCGGTATCTCTTAACGATTGGATATACTCTTGAGTATAAATAGGCTCTCCATTATCCAAATTTAATCCTGAAAGTACTTCTTTTTGCATAAAAATACAATTAATATTGCAAAAATATAAATTTTTCTTGGATAATTGCATACTTATTCATATATTTGCAAAATAAAAGGTATATTTATACATTTTAGAGTGGAAGAACCACTTTTAGAATAACGTTTTTAATCAAGAAACAACATGACAAGAGAAGAACTCTTAGCATTGGTCAACAAGGAACTCGGTAGTACCAAGTTGACAATTAGCGAGAAAACCATCAATGAAGAACTTGATGACGTACTCGAAGATTTTGGTGAAGACGAAGCTGCAAACGCCAAGTTGGTAACCAAGGTTACAAATCGCTTGAAACGCATGGACGGCAATCTCCATTCTGACGTTTCTCAGCAAGTTAAGGAATATAAGAAGAAGGCGAGGGAACGCCAGAAGGCTAAGGAAACTGAGTCTGAGGAGGAAGAGCCTGAAGAAATTCCTAACGAGGAGGATATGCCTGAGTGGGCAAAGAAGCTCATCGGTGAAGTCAAGAAGGAGCGCGAGGCGCGAGAGCAAAAGGAAGCCGCTGACGCAAAGAAGGCGTTGGTGAACTCCATTAAGGAAGGTCTTAAGGCTAAGTTTGAGAAAGCCAACATTCCTTTGAATTCGTTTTTCGTTAAGACAGCTTTGGATAAGCTTGAGATTCCAGATGGTGAAGTTGATGTCAAGGATCTTGTCGGTAAGGCAGAGATTCTTTACAATGCTGACCTCAAGGAAGCGGGTATCAATCCAGAAACAAAGCCTCGAAGCGGAGGTGGCGGAGCCGGAGGAACCGGGACCGTAGACGAACACGAGTTCGATGATGTTGCAGCTATCAGATCTCGACACAAGCCAAAGGACGAATAACAATTAGTATTCAGGATAACAAATTTATTTATTGATTATGGGAACAGTTTCTCCTTATTACAGTGAAAGGATGAATGGTAGCGGCTTCTTGCCAGGTCGTTCCCTCATCCAGGCTCGTGGCGAAATCGGCGGTATCCGCTATGTATTCGTCAAGTTGAATGGCGCCGCAAAGGATGCTTTCCGTACTCCTACAACTGGTGGTAAGTTGCTCAACCCTTTCAAGGGTCCTGCAAAGATTTACGCCGGTGACTTCCTGGAGTATGATCCTGGCATCTATGGCAACGCAGGCGCAACTGTTAAGATTGTTAAGTCTTACCAGTGTGCAAAGAATACCGGTGCTACTGACACAACTCTCCTTATTGTACGTGATGGCTACAAGCACATTCCGTTCATTGGAGACAACATCATGGTTGCTCCTGACGCTCTCGATGGCACAGGTACAGCAGTTACGGTTACGGGTGTTGAGAAGACAACCGAGGCTGGCGCAGACGTATGGAAGCTTACTTTGTCAGCAACACTCGGTGTTGTAGCGAAGGATGCGGTACTCGTTGAGGCAGCAGCTGCCGGCGCGAAACAGAAGCCTATGGTAACCAACCCTAACGGTTATGCTCAGTGCGACTACGACTTCCTGTTCACCCCAGGTGAAGATTTTGAGGATGGTGCTCGCTATATGCTTACCCCATTCCTTGCTAACGATGACACCGTTATGTACATCGACAGGATGTCTCCAATCCCTCCTGCAATCAAGGCTCTCAACAAGAGTCGCGTTAACGGATGGTTCCATCTCTAATTATTAACCTTAAAGATTGATTCAGGATTATGCCAAAATTTGATTTTAATAATTCGCGACTTGCCAAGTTCTTCGGTTCTCAGGAGAATACGGCATATTTGCAGAGTTTCCTTGACAAAAAGGAAATCTTCTTTACTAACTACGGCTGGTACAAGACACAGGGACATAACTCTCCGTTCCTAACATCTACCGACAACTACGGCTTGGCTACATTCAACGTTAAGGCTCGCAAGTTGAAGGCAGCTCCAATGGCTGACCTCCGCGCTCCTCTCGGTGATTCTAACCAGATGGATAAGAACGGACACAAGTGGTACACCGCTTCTATCCCCGACTTCATCACTCCTGGTTACGTTGAGACCGCAGTTGATCGTTACGCACGCATCAAGCAGTTCGAGGAGTTCGGTAACGATGCCGATATCTTGGCAGACTGGTGCGATGAGGTTCAGACCCGTATCGACTCTGTTGATGCGACAATGAACTTTATGACCGCTCAGTTGATGTCTACCGGTAAGATTGACTACTCAGGCATTGGCCGTGGTATCTCTACCCCATTGCACAGGGCTATCGACCCTATCGAGTATGGAAATAACTTCATCAATGGTGGTGCAAAGAAGTGGGCAGACCCTACTGCTACCATCCTTACCTACATGAAGGAGAAGGAGGCTAATTATCGTGAGACCCGCGGTGGTTTCGATGGTGCTTTGATCTGGCAGATGACTCGCAATACATTCTATAATGTATTCTTGAAGAACGCAGAGGTCCGCGAACTCGTTACAAATTACCGCCAGCTGAACTACATTGCCTCTACCAAGACAATGCCTATCAGCAAAGAGCAGTTCATCAAGGCATTCGTTGACTTCGAGGGTGTATCTCCTATCGAGACTGTGACCGAGAAGGAACGCAACCTTACCCATACAACCGATGAGTACAAGCAGGGTTGGTCTGACAATATCGTCGTTCTCCGTCCTGCCGGTGATGCCTGTGAGTTCGAGCGTACAGACAGCCTCGACAAAAAGCTGATTGAGTATGCCGGCAACAAGGCTATCTCTACCTTGTTCGGTACAACCAACGATGGTCTCGGTCTGTTGATGAACTCAACGGTTCCGAACGGTAAGTATATGGAGTGGCACACAGACATCATGTTCTCTGCTTGCCCAGCTCTCATCGACTTCCCAGACCATTACATTATGGACATTACCAAGACTGATTAATTTCGGTCTTGGAACTATTAACGTAATTAGATTGTATGGTTATGGAATCAGAGATGGAAGTTTACACTGCATACGACTACCTTATCAACAGGGTGAAGTTTGAGGTGCCAAAGAAGACCATGTTGGGAATCATGCTTACCCGCAGCATACAGCCGGAGTCGCTGATGTGTGACTGTGATGCTGACATGCTGAGTTTAGCATACGCCGATACATTGAAGTGGTTTTGTCTTGGCCCAAGCAAGGTGAACAACACCTCTGATTCCGACAATGGTTGGACGCACACTGGAGGAGGATATGAGATTTCGGGCGATGATATCAGCGCAATGAAGGCGGAGGCTAATGCTATCTACCAAAAGCTTGAGCCCGACTCGATGCTCAAGAAAAAATCCACCTTCCGGTTGACCTCTCACGGAGTGAAGCGGGCGAATTATTCTCCTTGTGGAGGACCACTTCCCCACATCATCAAATAAGGCGTATGGAAAAGGAAAACATCAGAAACCCAAGATACCCTCACATCATCAAGATCGTGAGGAAGGTCGTCGGAAAAGCCGACCCTGATGACCCGTTCGCCGATGACGACGCTCCGGTCGGTGAGGACAAGGAAATCATTCTCTATAACGGTGAAGGCCGCAGTTATACGGACACTACCACTGTAGGCGATAAATATGTAGACCAGAACAAGAGGAAAGCATCGATTCCTGTCAGATATGACGAATGGGGTGCTGGCAGATGTCCTCTTGACGGAGATACCATTTACGCTACTATTGGCAACAATACAGAAGTAGGCATCGTAAAAGACTGCGAACCGGATAATAACAGGACTGTGGTTTACTGGGAATATATAAGAGTTTAGGCTATGGGAAGTTTGGCAGATCAGTTTGCGATTATGGCTAAAAACGTTATCGGAAGAAAAACGACGGAAGCCATTTTGGAAAAACTATCACTTGTTGCTTATGACATGGTGGAGCGATACGCAAGCACCAAGGATTATCATGACGTAACAGGTAACTTGCTAAATTCTTTTGCCGTAGGAGTTTACCATAACGGAAAGATAAACCGCATAGTAGACGCGAGCAGCGTAGGTTTAGAGCCACCGACAAGACAATCTCTTGCAAAAGGAGAACTCTACGATTTGACATACTACTATAGCGGTAAGCCTGCGAGACATCTCACAGAAGACGGGAAAAAACTGACAAGACCGTATCGCGGAGAGTATGGATCTGGCGGAAAGGACGGTGTCAGTGTGGCACACAGAAGTTTGATACAAAGGCATCCAAGCGGAACATACGCAATCGTAGCTGTTGTAGCGATGGAATACGCCAAGTTTGTACAAAACAAGCGGAACCACGACGTACTTACAGGCTTAAGAGACGAACTCCCTGGAATATTTGAAGGAAAAATAGTAACGATATGATAAGTATTAAGACATTATACTTCGATGTGGGCAACGCCATGAAAGGTGTGTGTGACAGGGTGTTCCCACGCAACCGCCCAAAGGCTGTTGACAAGAAGATAAACAGCTATATCGTTATCTTCTTCCCATCTTCTATATACAACAACGAGATGAACTCTGACGGTGCGTATAACGACTACTCTACCACCCTACAGATAGAAGTGTACGTAAAGGATAAGGCTTCGGCAGACAATCCCAACGCACTCGATGTATCCCAAGTAAACGATAAAGTAAAATCTGTTATGGACAGATTTCCAATCTCCACCAAAAACATCATCGTGACAAATCCAAGGATAACCATGCAGACAGATGACGGAGACGGCTACTCTGTCACCATCATACAAGGACGATTGAGAACAAAATAAGTATTCAGGTATAACAATTTAAAATATTTTAGATTATGGCTATGACAACTATTGACAAGATGAAGGACATTTTCAATGGTCCTAAGACTTTGCTCTACTCAAAGGCTATCACAGACTTGAGCAAGGCTTCAGTTGACATCACACCAGAGATTGAGCTTCCTGTGGAGGTTGATTCTCTTAAGGCAACCATGGAGGATCCGACCATCAATCACTACAAGGTTATCGGCCTTGCCGGTGACTGGGCAACTACCGCAGAACTCGGTGACTTCAACGTAGAGTTCGTTGTTCCTTCCAAGGCAAAGGACTTGTTGAAAATCATGTTCGGTGAGGATGCAATCACAGAGTTGACCAAGGTTACCTTGAAGGGTACTGGTGACGCGACTCTCGATGCTACTACCGGTTTTGCCGGCGTTGCAGTTGAGCCAAAGAAGTTCAAGATCAAGGGTACTATCGTCATCGTTGACGACGAGAAGGAGAACCTTATGATCGTGACAAACATTGCCCTCTATGCAACGTTGCAGTGGGATGACACAGGCTCAAAGCCAGTTGCATTCAAATTCGCCGGTTCTATCGAGGGTGCAGGCATGCGCAGCATTGCTTGGCTTACTAAGGCTCCAGCTCCTGGTATTGGCGGCTAATTAAAGAGAAGTCTATAGGTAATTAGATTCAGGATAACAACCGTTGGGCGGCAGGCTTATGATAACAGCCGTGCCGCCCTTCTTCGTTTAAAAAATCATACAATCATGGCAGAAGAAAAGAAAATAGAGCAGCCTACGGTGGACTTGCAGGAGATGCTTGACAGCGTTATCGGTGACACACCTACGGAGGTGGTGTTCCGTGGTAAGAAACACAGTGTAGGGTGGCTCAGAAAGGGAACAATGAGAAGATGCACCCATATCAAGATGAAGGAGAAGAACGAATGGAAGCGCAACGTCAAGATTTGCGTCTGTATCCTCCTTAACAACATCTGGAAGATACGAGCCTTCTACTGGCTTTACTGGCGTTGGCTCTACTACATCAAGGATGTAGATGTGGTAGAGGTGCTGAAAGTTCTCGATGTTTCTAAAAAAAAAATTCCATCGAACGCATTCTCACTGACTACCATATTAGCGACAGGGATGACGGACGTGATGATGACGATGACGAGGAGCGAAGTAAAAGCTATCCAAGCAGAACAAGCTGGGGAGCAGCCTTCTCGTTAGCGGAGAAGTTCGGTTTCCTCTTCCATCGTAAGTACTTCATCGCAGCCTACGATTACTGGTGGGGCTATTCGTCGGCGCAGATTGACCTCATGGTTGCAGACCAGCCTCTTGTCGTCTATCCAAAGACCAAGAAGGAAAGCGGACCGAAGAAGCACACGTTAAAGGAGATGGATGACCTCTACGACAGATGGATGGAGAAAAGGAAGAATAATGGAAGCCTCGTTGGTAAGAATATAAATCTTACTGATTACTTAAACAATGAACTCTAACTTTAAAATATTCAGGATATGGCAGGTGGAAATTTAGGTGACTTGTGGTTTCAGCTTGGTGTGAAGGATAATACATCTAAGGAACTTCAAAAAATCATCGACAAGCTTAAGACAGGAGACGACGCTGCAAACTCACTTCTTCGTGCTCTCCAGGGATTCGGAACTAAGAAGTCCGGGTTCAAGGAGCAGGCAGAAAAAGCCAAAGAGTTTGCAGATGTTCTCAATGAGATAAATAGAAGGATTTCCAAACTCAAAAAAAACGACAAGAGCGACGAAGCTAAAGATTTGCAGATGGCGGTAAAAAACGCCCTCTCCTATCTCGATATGCTACAGAGAATCAACATAGAACGCAGTAAGATTTCGGAGTTGCGTTCACTTAACCCAAATGTTGATACCTCGAAGCTTAAGGAGGCAGAGTTGATGCTTGAGAATGTCAATAATCAGCTTTATAGATTACAGAATAAAGCACAGGGCGGCGGAGGTGGCGGCGTAGACTATGCAAACGTTTTGCAAGACTACGCTAAGGTTCTCAAAATGACGTTCCGTGATGTAAAGCAGATTACCGATCAATTCAAAAAAGAAAACCCTTTATCTGCATTTTCGGGCGGAGCAGCAAAGGTCGAGGCTGATATATCAAGAGTAACTGAAAAGCTTGCCAAAATGCGAGACCTCATGGCAGAGGGTTCGTTAAAGGGTTATAATACCAACATGCTTGGTGGTAGTATCACTGAGCTTGACAAGATTCTTGCCCGATTGCAGTCTGCATCTGGTAACAAATCAATCCTCACTGATGCGGCTCAGATGAAGAATCTTCTTTCCGATGTTGCTGTAGAAATGACGAAAGCCACCGCCGCAACCCAGGCATACGGGCGAGAAAAAGGAAAGGCCATCGCAGTAGAGAGAGAGTTTGCGGCGGCAGCTAAGTTGAGTGCAAAAGACAATGATGCGGAATTAAAGGCTCAATCTGATTATATAAAGAGGTATATGGCTCTCGTTGAGAAGAAGCGTGAGATTGCCGAGAAGGCAGGTATATCTCCGTTCTTCAAGAACGATCAGGGTCTGAAGAATATCAAGGCAGAGATAGATACATTGCTTGAGAGGCTTGGAAAGGTTAGAGGAGATATTACTCTTTATCAGAATGCAATCGGAACCGGTACGAAGGAAGGTGTCTCCTTCGGACAGCAGGGCTTGAAGGAAGCCAATGCTGAAGCGGAGAAACTGATGGGTACAATAACAGCTCTTCAGAACGTTTACGATACTCTCCGTGTCAGCCAGGCAAATGTCAAAGACTTGATAGGTCAGACTCCTCAGAAGCAGAGACAGGACGATATTCAGAAAAGAATGTCTGAATATTACTCTAATCTCGAAAAGTCTTCAGCGAAGCAGGAAGCACAGGCCGTAAGAGACGCTGTTAAGGCGAAGCGTGAAGATATTGCGGCCGAGAAACAGCGTCAGGCGGAGATTAAGAATGCCGAGCGCCGGTATGATTCTCTCGGCAATAAGGTCCGCCAGCTTCGTTCGGAATACAGCAGAGGCATCTCTATCGGCGCAGATGTAAGCAAGGCAGAAGGCGAGATTAACAGACTCCTTGCTTTAATGAGAACCCTTAGAGATATCAGGGGAGAACTCTATTCGGGGAACTGGAAGAACAGCCTCGGTACGCTTGGCAATATGGGAAGCGGTCACGATACCACATTAGCTTCGAGGGTTCTTCAAGACCAGAGGGCAGTAAACCAAGAGGTTCAAAGAGGCGTTGAGCTTGAACGGAAGCGTCAGCAGGAGATTGCTCAGACGGCTGCAAGAGTTCAGTCTGATTTGGTCCGCGGCTTCGAGAGAGCCAACAGTCATGCAGGAAAGCTGAATTCAACCGTACAGGATTTGAAGTCACTTTTCTTGCAGGGAGGTCTTGTGTTCGGCGCACAGCAGTTTGCTATGAGCATCATTACTACTGGTGGTGAGATGGAGAAGCAGCATATTGCTCTCCAATCCATCCTTGGTGATATGCAGAATGCGAACACTATGTTTAACCAGATTAAGGAACTCGCTCTTAATTCGCCATTTACGTTCTCTGAGTTGAACAGAGATGTTAAGCAGTTGGCTGCGTATGGTGTAGAGTACGACCAGCTCTATGACACAACCAAGAGGCTTGCGGATATGTCTTCTGGCCTTGGTGTTAGCTTCGACCGTATCGCATTGGCGTTTGGACAGGTCCAGGCTCGTGGTTGGCTCGACGGTAAGGAGCTTCGCCAGATTGCTTATGCAGGTATTCCTCTGCTTGAAAAGTTGTCTGAGTTCTACTCTAAGCAGGAAGGTCGAAATGTCTCAACATCAGAGATTAAAACTCGTATCTCTAACAGAGAGGTAAGCTTCGATGATGTAAAGTCTATCTTCTGGCAGATGACAGATGCAGGCGGTCAGTTCTATAACATGCAGCAGGTTCTTAGTGAGACTTTGCTCGGACGATATAACAAGCTGAAAGATGCCTGGGAGATTATGCTTGCCGACTTTGCTAACGGTAAGAATGTTATAGGTGGAACCTTCAAGGGCATACTTGATGTTGTTACCAATCTTGTGCAGCAGATTCACGTCTTGGGTCCTGCTATGGTTGCTGCATTCGCCGGACCGGCTCTTATGCGTGGAGTTAAGATCCTAGAAGGCGGCATCGGAAAGAGAATACTGAACTCAAAGGGGAATATTGCGAAAGAAGCAGAACTTAAGCTCTTACGTGGAGAGAAAATAACTCCTGTAGAGAAACAGATTCTTCAGTATAAAAATCAGATTCGAATTCAGGATATCCAGGCACTCGCAAAGGCAAATGCGATAACAAAAGCTGAACTAAGACGCTTGTATGTTACCGGTCAGATAACCAAGGAGATGTACAAGCAAGGTATGGCTCTCACCAAACAGGAGGGTCAGGTAAACAGAATCTCACTTAGTGAATTTCTGAAGGGATTGGCTAGCCCTAGCAAATGGGGAGCAGCAGGAGGTTTGCTTCTCGGAGGCTTGAAGTCCGTATTCAGTTCTATCATCGGTTTTTTTGGTGGTCTTCCAGGAATAGCTATATCTGCCGGATCTGCAATCTTTGCGTACTACTGGCAGAAGCATCAGCAGCTGAAACAGGATATGGAGACTACAGCTGACGAACTGAAAGACAGGTACACTCAGATCGGCGAGTTCCTTCGCGATAACGATGCAGATAAAGCCATTAAGGACGGCGATGAGAAAGAGATAGAAAACCTCATTGACGCATATAAGGAAAAGCTTAAGGAGATTGCTCCTGAAAAGGAGAATGCTTTCACTATGAGCCTTCTCGAAAAGAAATCGAATGAGGACAGACTTAAGTATCTAAAAGAACAGCTCATTCTTCTCAAGCAGGTTGAGGAGAGTACTCAGAAATCTCTTTCGGACGAGGGTACATACAAGGGATTCGACGAGAAGCTGTCTTCTGCAAAGGAAATAGCAGAAGCATTCTCTTCAGCATCCGCAAAGGCGAATATGATTAATGCCACACAATCCGACTTCGCTAGCTTCAACTCCTGGGAGGAAAAGTATAAGGATGAGGTGAAAGCCATGCGCGATTATCTCATTGATGAGCTTGGAGATATTAGCAACAGCCCAAAGTTACAGGGTAAGGCTAATCAGATTCTTTCGTCATTCTTTGCAAAGCAGGGATGGAACCAGGATGTTTCTGATCAGTTCCGTGCTGACGTTCTTAATGCGATGGGTGTTGAAACTGGCTTCTACGAGAATAAATTCAAGGATGCTCTCGATAACGCAGTAAACACTTCGTTTCCTTGGATTGGTGACAAGATTCGCAACAACCAGGAATTGACAGATGCAGAGAAGGTTCAGGTTTCAAACATGATGAAGGATGCTGCGGCTCAGGTTCAGAAAGACTATCCTTTTGCATCAGACGCATTGAAGCGAATGCTTGCGGCTGATAGATTCGAGGCTGTCATTCATCTCGTATTCAGGAACGATGGCTCGGATCTCACTCAGCAGCTCGAAAAGAATCTCAAGGGTAGTGGTTACGACTACCATGAGAAGAACAAGTACGTCAAGAGTTGGGGAAAGGATGCCGGAGACGACTACGATAAAGCAAAGAGCAACGCAGAGTCGGACATTACTGCTGCCAAAAAGGAACTTAACACCAGAAAGAAGATGCTTGCGCTGGGCAATCTTTCTCTCGATGAGTTTACACAGAAGCGGAAGGAGTACGAACTTAAGATGCAGGCTTATCATGATAACTGGGGCGAATGGTTTACTGGTGACGACAAGAAGAAAAACAAGAAAACCGGTGGCCGTAGGTCAACAGGTGCGCAGACAGATAAGGCTCTTGAAGATTTGAGGAAGCGTATCGACTTATACAAGAAGATGTATGCCGAAATCAAGAAGTTCAAGGAACTCTACGGAGAGGGTGCTCTTGGTCAACTTGCAAACGACGGAGAGTTCGAGGCTATATTCAATGATAAAAAGAGGTTTCCTATCTCCGACTACACCAATTACGAGACCTCTATTAAAGAACTCTTGAAGACTCTCCCGGCCTCAACAAGGGAGAGATTGGACTATGCTGCAAACGAGAAGGCTGGCATTCAAACTGAAAACCGAAAACTTCTCGAAGACCAGCGCAGAGACGAACTGAATGTACTCAATAAGCAACTTGATACTATATCCGAGCAGTATGAGACATACAAGAAGATATACGAGCTGACAGGAAACAAGAAAGGCTCAGAAAATATAGCTTTCGGAGGAACTGTTCAGTTTGACACATACAAGAGGTTCCTGGAGGAGCAGCTCGATGTTGCCGTAAAGCACGACAACATTCAGTCCGGTCTTAACTTGACTATGGATGAGGTTAAGGGAATGAGTCTTGAAAATGTTAAGGATAAGTATGGAGAAGAGTCTCGTGTTTACGATGTTCGCAAGAAGCTGGAAGATGAGAACAACAAGATCAAGAAGGAGACCATCGACCTGATGGCTAATTTGATAGAGAAGAATGCCACCATTGCCCAGCAGATTGAGGACGAGAACCGCAAATACGAAAGGCAGCTTGAACTCATCAAGGGAATAGAAGACCCACAGATGAGAGACAGAGCCAAGGCCGGTGCCACAAAGACACACAATGAGAATGTGGCGAAGCTTCAGTTTGAGCAGTTCAAACAAGAGTCTGACTGGGTTACTATCTTTGATGACCTTGACAGGGTATCTTCAGCTACCATCAGCTCGATGATTACGAAGATAGACGATTTTTCGAGAACGACGGGATTGTCGGTAGAAGTAGTGAAACAGCTGAGGGATGCCCTCGACAAGCTAAGAAAAGAGGACATTGACAGAAATCCACTACCATACATCTTCGGGGCCGTAAATCAAGGAAACGCTATAGGAGGATACTTGAAAGGTGACCTCGGTGCGCAGTACATGAATGGCAAAAAGTATGTGCCTACCGCAGAACAAGCCAAGAAGATGGGCATAGAATGGAGTGCTGCCGGGTATAGCAAAGATGAGCTTGCGAGCAAACAGAAAGGAAAGTATGCAGACTCATCGAATGCCATCAATGCGCTTGCAGGAAAGTTTAAGGCATTGGAAAGCGCTCTTGATCCAGTGATAGGTTTGTTTAAGGCAATGGGTGAAGAAGATTCCATTCTCGGGCAGATAACGGGAGGCGCAAGCAATGCCGTTTCTTCTGCCGCCAACACTGTAGGCGCATTCAACACACTGTCAACTGTAAAAGGTTTAGGGTTCTTGGAAGGTGCTGGTCCATACACAGCAGCAGCCTCGGCGGCGTTTAGTTTAGGCGGCTCTCTTATCAAGGCGTTCGGCGCAGATTACAGTAGCTACAACAAGGCGAAAGCTGAGTACGAAAACCTCACCTCCATCTGGGATTCTCTCATCTCCAAGAAGACTGAGTATATGAATATCCATTGGGGTACAGAAGCCGCCAATGCCTCGAAGGAAGCGCAGGAGATGCTGGAGTCTGAAATAAAACAGACGAAGGTGATCGCCATGAAGAACTTCAACTCAGGTGCTTCGGCAGGAAGTCACTCTATCAAGGTGAGAGACTGGGAGAAGCGTGGGTGGAAGCAGGCCGCACCTGAAATATCCTATAGATACGGCGTGAAGTTTGACAACATGACCGACATTCTGGATATAGACTACAAGGTGCTTCAGCAGATAAAGAAGGACTATGCCGAACTTTGGGCTAATCTTGACCAAGACACAAGAACCTATCTTGACAAACTGATAGAGTACGGCGAGAAGTCGGAGGATATGATAGAGTCGCTGACTGAGAAGCTTACCGGCAACAAGTATTCCGACCTCGTTTCCGCCTGGGGTGACGCAATGGCCACGATGTCGAACACATCGGATAACCTTGTGGACCATTTCGAGGAAAATCTAAGGAATGTTATCTTGAAATCCATGATAGAGAACCTTTATGGAGAGAAGATAAAAGCTCTGATAGAGAAGACCAAGAAGTTTGGCGACCCTAATGGTGGCACGGAAAAGAAGCTTGACACAGCAACGGGAAAAGTACTGTCCGAGTACACCAACACAGAGATGGACGAGATAGGCAAAGACCTCGCTGACGTGACAAAGCAGATAGAGGCATCAAGAGATTATCTCAAGCGTTACTACGGATGGAGCGACAACAGCAGTTCTTCTCTTACAAATTCTGTGAAAGGAATAACGGAAGATACAGGAGACCTGATTGCCAGTTACCTCAATAGCATCAGACTTGATGTGTCAGTAATAAGAGAGGAGCAAGTGAAATGTATGTCGGAATCGAACGAGATAGCCAAGTCGCAACTAACACAGTTGAACTTCATATCTGCCAACACCCTAAGAAACGCTGAAGCAGCAGAGCGGATAGAACGCGTATTCGAGGAGTATAGCAGTAATTTCAACATGGTTATCAACGGCGTTAAGTCTATCAAGGTAAGATAATGTAATGATTAAGGGCGTGATGAAGTATATTCGCGCCCTTAATTGCATAAATATACATTGATATTTCCATTTTACTTGTATAATTATACAATTAATTGTATATTTGCATCATAATAAGTGATTTTGAGTTATGAAAGATTATTTCAGAATTTATATGCAGAAGGAGGGTGATGGTGCCAAGGTAATGGACACTATAACCGATTTCGGTATGTACGTAAGCGAGAGCCCGTTCAAGCCATGCGACGCAGTGAAAGAACCCGTAAAGAGGAGCTGGTATGACGAGCACGGAGACGATGAATACATAGGCAAAGACGGCCTGTATATGGCAGCTTACGAGAATAAGGTGAAGTTCCTGTTTAAGGGAGAAGCTTATGGGGCGAACGAGAGATGCAGGAGCTTTGTGAATTATCTCCGAACAACAGGTATGATGAAGATGTACTGCGACTTCAATAAGATTGGCAGGCAGCACGTGAGACTGAAAAGCATAGACCCTGTGCTGTACAGGGACCCAGAGAACGAAGACTTATTGGTGATGAGTGTTACCTTTAAGTTTAATGACCCCGTGACAGACATTAAGCCGGTGACGGGTGCGAACGGAAACATAACGAACTTAACCTGATACAGACATGAGTAGGTGGAACATATATCATAAGGACGGAACAAAGCTTACGGACGTGAACGGTGACGAGGTTGTCGTTCACGGATTGCAGTACTCAGACAAATGGATGGGAGAATGCTTCCTTACCATTGACTTCAAAAACAACGCTCCAATCAACTTTAAGATAGGCGACTACATCATATACAGAGGAGAGCGATTCGAATTGAACTACGAGCCAGGAAAAGACAAAAAATCAAGTCTAAACACATACGGAGAAGGCTTCGTGTATGACAGCGTAAAGTTCAATGCGTTGCAGGACGAGTTGTCAAGATCGGAGTTCTACGATGTAGTATTGAATGACAACGAACTTCACTACACTGCCCTACCGAAATTCTCATTCTATGTACAGACTTTGGATGATTTGCTCGACAGAATCCAGGCATGCTTAAACGAGCAGATTGGTGCAGGTCTTTGGAAGATTTACTCCCGTAATAAGGAGCGTTCCGTGCAGCGTGGAGCCCTCGAAAGCGAGTGGTTGTCGGTTTATGGTGAGAAAACAGACGATAACGTCATCGAATCGATGTCCATTACAGTGGATTCGCAGACCTGTTGGCAGGCCCTTGCGCTTGTGAATGAGAAGTGGGACATAAACTTCATCGTCAGAGGTCGGAATGTGTACGTTGGAACGGCAGGCGTGCTCGCAAACAAAATCTTCAAGTACGGGCTTGGAAAAGGTTTGAGTGAGTTGATCCAAAATGCAGACTCAGAACAGCAAATCGTGACAAGGTTAAGAGCTTACGGTTCTGAAAAGAACCTCCCATCTCACTACTACGCAGACCTTGGCACAAAATACTTCTGTAATATTACAGAGATAGAGCATGCTTCCCGTTATCTATCTGTATGCCTCGATATGGAGTATATGGATAACTTTTTTACAACTCCGAGAGTGTATGTAAATGATACAGGAGAAGAGCATACATACGGCCATGTACTGAAAGTAACATTCGACTTTGAAACTATAATTACGGGTTATGTGTCTCTGAAAAGCGGTACTTACTCTGTGATATTATATTCTGAGGTCGCTGGCGAACAAAAGGATAACGGAGACGAGCCATCAAGAGCAAATCTTGACAAGTTTATCGCACAGGTGAACTCCGGGAACAGGAAGCTATATATCGTAGACGGTCTTAACAAGAAGGCAGTTCCGTCTTCGATGAAAGAGTATGCAAAGAATCTGCCAAACAACATGTCTATCAACAGGCTGATGTTGCCAGGATTCCCCCATGTTTCACTTAACGACTACTACAACTCGCTGAGTAAGGCAGACAAGGAATACGTAAACCCAACAGGAAAGGAACATATCTTTTCGACCAATCCACACAGACCATATATTGACTCTGTGAACATACAGCAGATTGGCCTGCGTTCCGCATCGCAATATTTTGATAACGATGACAAGACCAACGGTATCGTAGAGATATACCCTACCATCGAAGAAATGGTTGTAGGTGGCGTGCGTGTGGATGAGATTGACGAGGGTGTTGCACCTAATGACAACGGAAGGTTTGAAGACGGACAAACTGTAAATAATGTTGACATCTACCTGAATCCGTCTATCGACTTCGACATCAACGACCTGAAGGACAGTGATTTCTCTATCGCCATGAAGGATGGCATGTGTGGAGGAAGGACCTTTAAGGTGGCATCATCGGTAAAAGAGAACGGCAGATGGAGGCTAACCATACAAAGAGTAAAGGACGATGCCTTGGAGCTGTGGTTCCCATACAAAGACTATCCTATCAGAAAAGGAGATCACTTAGTGCTGACAGGTATC